CAGGCACAGCGTTCTTGAGTGCTTCAGCGTTCTGCTGATCTAGTACGCGCTGAGCCATTGGAGTCTTATTAGACTTCTTGGTCGGCGTATAAATATCTGAGGTATACTTACCCATTTTTAACTCCAATTACATTGTGTGCATTATACACTATCTACGCCCCTTTGACTTTATACAACACATTCAACTATCTTGCGGCCAAAGTATGCCAGTTTATCTGTTGCGAACACATCACTATGCGACTTACTCGATACCCTGTAATCCGTCTGTTTGTTGTGATTAATACATCGTTTATCTAAGCCTGTGTATCCGATTGCCCCCATTTCACCCCAAGGCCTTACCGCAGAGTAAGGAAGCCACTTGGCCCACTGAACTGGGTTATCACTGGGAGAATGCCAGATATGACACTCCTCAACGTAGTGACCAGCCGAAAATGTAGAGATCAGTGCTGGGTTTATGTAAATACTCTTGATTATCGGAGCGTGGTAGGTTGTGGTAGCACGATGTATGATCGCGCACCCGTTAGAGTGCCCTACAGCTACAACTGTGTAGCCGGCCAACTGAGCGGCCACAGCGGCCCTTGTTAATTTCTTGGCAAGCTTATCATTGCCTCGTCTTGAGCTAATCGGGTTCCAATGCTTATATTCCATCATTAAATAAGGAATGCCAGCTTCTGCAAAAAATGGCCGTAGCTTGGCGGTGGATTGTCTGCCACCGTCATACACATTAAATCCATGTACGAGAATTACCAGCCACTTTCTCACATTTTAATCCTCGACTAATGTATAAGAAGGAAGATCAAATCCGCACATTATATACCAGCCTGCCAGACGAGAATCCGATGCCAGCCTCTCTTTGACAGTTGCTAGAGGGGCACCACAGATAAAAAACAATGCGCTATCTGCAACTTCTCTGGCAGCTTCTGTCTCTGCTACCCGCACTTCTCTTTTGTATGTCCCTATAACACCGCACCCTCCAATTAATGATGCAATGATGATTGCGAAGACTATATATTTCATACTGGCCACCCTTGATTAATCTCTTCATAAAACTTGGCAATCCTAGCTTCTTTGCCAGACATAGCCTTGACCGCCTCAACAATGTCGTAACCACGATCATGCACCGCCTGTATCCTAGTGGATACACCAGCCTTTACCGCAGTTCTGTTTGCCGCCGTTAGTGTCATAGATCCGTTTCGGAAGCTAAACTTCTTAGTGCCGGTCCCTTCCAGAAGATCACTGATTACCTCAAGCTCGTCAGCTCCAACTTTAACCCCCTTCAAGATATAGGGTTTTTTCCTTTCTTCATTCTGCCTACTGGCTAACTTGCTCCTTAGCGAATCTATAGTTTTGTCTGCTCTGACAGGAGGGGCAAAATAAGGCAAATCAACCCAGCCTTTTTCAGTCCACATGCATCGCATCTCTCCAACCACTTCAGTAGTTGATGTGTGTGACGGTGGTATTGATGTACCCCGATTTGTGGGGCTTTCACCAGCATACCAACCATATTGATTAAAAGCGTAACTCATCTAAATATACCCTCTGATGAAAGATTTAATATTCCATGCTTAACGTAACTCACTCCAGATCCCCCATCAGGCTGTTCAGGTGACTGAAAAATTGTAGTTCCATCTGTAAGCGTTGCGTTGCCACGATACGGACCAGCACGTTCGACGGCAGCACCCTGAGTAGTTCGCTCGACCCATGTAACAAAATCAGTGCTTGTTAAAATCGATGGTGTTTCGTTACTAACTGTTGCCGGTATTAACCGCTTGAAAAACACGTACACATCGTTAATCTTCGTAAGATCTCCGGTTGTGTCTGTCGGGCCGAATCCTAGCGAAGTCCAGCTACTAGTTAGGCCAGTAGATGAAGTAAAGTATTCTTCCACCGTATTCTTAATCACCAGAGACCCATCGGGCATTTGCCAACTAGCTTCAGGAGTCTCCATTTCCCCGACTGTCGTATACGATGACCAAGTATCTCCGTCAGCAGAATGCCAAATAAGTGCGCCAGCACCATCCACCGCAATGAAATTAGACCCCACATAAAATACCCCAGTCTTGGCGGTGCAGGTTACAGAGGTTGTGCATGACCCCCATGTATCGCCATCGTCAGTACTAAACTCACTCTGGGCACCAGTATTGTTAGTCCTGACAACTGTTCCTGCTCCGTCAGACACAAGCCCTGTGACTGTGCCAGATGCGCCTACTGTTGTTTTGGTTGCCCATGTAGCTAGGTCAGTAGACGAATCAACATCCTCTGTTCCTACAGTAGATGAGATGACATACTTTGTACCTGTCCAGCACGCATAACACCATCCTTGTGTGAGTGTTGAAGTCCTGTCAGTCCAAGTGATCCCGTCAGCAGATGTCTGTAAAGTTGTTGTTGAGTTGCCGTAATCTAGGGCGATAAATACATCGTTAGCCGCATACAGCCCCATAACAAGATTATCCATTAGCGGGGCGTTACCAGTTCTATAATATGTAACAAAATCTCCAGTAAGGCTTGATACAGGTATCTTGCCAACAGTGTTGTCGTTTAGGATTATTTCTGGAGTTCCAGCAGTGGCAGTGGTTATAGTCCAAGCTGACTTAGTGCCTGAACCTACAGCGGTTTGAATTGTGATCCCAAGACTGCCATCACCAGTAAACGAAGTTGTTGCAATGCCTATCATGTAGTTTGTAGTAGGCGCAGCATCATCAGCCACTTTCAGCTCCATGCCAATAGCGAATTCTTTTGATGACTCAACTGTAAATGTCTTTGCGCCAGTGCCTATGCTATTGGATGTTGTCGATGTCCCTATAGTGGCAATGTTAGTCGCAGCCAGTGCAGCATTAGCGGCAGAGTCTGTAACGTGTCCTGCACAGGTAACTACATCGGCGTTTGTCGTAACAACGTCAGCATTGGTCAGAGCGACATCTGCGTTAGTCAGAACAACATCGGCATTGGTTGTCACTACATCGGCATTGGTTGCGGTTACATCGTTTCCTGTTGATACCACATCAGCGTTTGTTAACACGACATCAGCGTTTGTGGTTACCACGTCAGCAGCAGTGGCCGCTTCACTAGCAGCCAGTTGTCCCAGAGTTATAACCTGAAATCCTGCACCGGCAGTCTTGGTTAAGGTAACCATATCGCCAGCAGTAATTACACCTGCGGCAATGCCTGTCCCAGCGTAGTCATTAATGGCCACACTAGCACCACCGTTAACCTTAACTAACGTAGTTCCTGAGTTTGTGTATGCAGCCTCAAACCAAACTGACATCCCTTCAACGTATGATCCAAGATCTTCGTTGGTGGTCAGAACGTATAGCGCACCCGAAGCACTAGCGTCAGTAGCGTATTGGGCCATGTTCATGTCTGCTACCGCAGGATACCCGCCCAGCTCTGTCTCAATCAGCGTGAACTCATCCCTGATTGCAGAGGAGGAGCCAGATGCTAATGTAGCTGGATTGCCTGTTGCTGTATATGTCATAGCTTATTCTCTCAATAATCTTCTTGTAGTGAACCGAAGTGTCGCACCTGACAGCCTCATCGGTGTGAAGTAATCTGAATCTTTAACGATGATCAACGCTATGTTCTCTGCGCTGCCATGTAGTGCCTCTGCTTTCGGTGATAGAGACTGTGTATCCCATATGAATGAGTCCCAATCGAAGATATCCCAGCGGGACTCCGAGAGAGCAGCAGTAATATCCACGGCCACCGGCTGAGGTATATCAGCAGATCCGTAGCCTAACTCGTAAGAGAAACTGTATTCTGCATACCCGTTACCACTTACTTCAAACACAATACCGAGATAGTCTTTGATGTACCGCAGATACTTGCTGTAAGCGAAGTGGAAGAACATAAACGCATCGATGTTATCCCCATCAAAGGATGTGCCCTTATCCATCTCGTAGACCATGCCATCATCGGACCCGAACTTGATCACCTCATTACCAGCACTATCCTCTAACGAATACATACAGGTGACAACATGATCAAGCAGAATGGGCATTATACCACGGACAGTATCTCCATCCATTGTGATATAGAAGGCAGTACCGTCTGAGTAAAATATTCTGTACTGGTTCTTGTCCCTAACAATGCACGATGCAACAGCTAACGTTTTCTTACTGTCGAACGCAGTCTGGATATCTCTTGTTAATGTAGAGTGTTGGAAGTTACCAAAGTCTTGAGCCGTTCTGAGCTGGGCAATACCACGATCATCTTGGAATACTGTCTGCACCATGCTCTGGGCAGTGTAAGGATATGATCCTATTTCACCTCGGTACTTTGTAAGCTCCCAGTCAGAAGAGGATGATCCATATAATATGTGTATTGTGTTTCGGTTGTGTATGCCTAGAGCGGATCCTAACTGTGAGCTGGGTTCAGCCACGAAGTTAGTTATCGTATCGCCTGTTGCCAATTCAGCAGCACCTGACACTGGGGTCCACTCGTAAGGAGTATTGATACCTGAGTGCTGAGCAGAAGCCCCGTAGGAAAAGAACAAATGATTCTTATGCACTATGACGTGCGTAGGCGTATCGGTTGTCATCCCTGTGTCAATTGGAATGTAAGTAGTCCCGTCGAATTCAAAGCCTCTATTGACCGTATCGCAACCATATATTCTTTGCGTAGCGGCCTCACCACCGAACTGATTGATCACCATTTCATATCGGCCAGATGGACTTAATGTAATTGCAGTACCGTCTGCCGCGATAGTGGCAACATTAACTGCGGCTATTTCTAAACCCTCCGCTTGGAATGCTCCTGACTGAGTAAGGTAAATAAACCTGCCTACAGCATCGCCTCCAGCCCATGTACCGCTTTCTAACACTACGCCGGTCAATACAGCAGTTTCACCAGAGACATCGCCTGTGATCGTATCACCGACCGCTGGCACAGTTGTTCCACCAGATGTGAAGGATATCTCGTAACCTAAAGGTATTTGCGTCCATCCCGAAGAGGTAGACTTGAATAGATCCGCAGCAGTACCACCAGCGTTATTCCTGAAGCAATAGTCCACATCATTCAACATGGTTATGCCAAGGATATCTCCGCTACCTGCGGCCACCGCAATATCACCACGATATTCATCGGCAGCTAGGTTTAGATACTGTCCATTTAATTGAGCTGATGGCGCACCACCAACAACAGCCAGCGATGCAGCGGTACCTTCTGTTGGTGCAGATAGTGCTGAGATGCCAGATATAGTATAACTAACAACTCCACTAGAGCGCTTGAAAGTAATCGATGTGGCGTCAAGGGTTTGTATCGATGAGTGGGCCCCGTTAGTTGTGAAGCTGTAGGTGGGTGCGCCAGCATCAGCGGAGCCGGCTCCTGATATTCCTGCGACCGTAAAGCTAACAAACACTTGCTCGTTCGTTAACCCGCTCATCTCCAAGATGTTGTACGAGCCGTCACCTGTGTATGTATAACTGCCCCCTCCGTTATCTACCCAGTGAGTCCCAATGGTTGTTGGGGGGTCGGTCCACACATCACTGCCCAGCACCAGCAAATCACTGGTCGCATCAAACGTGCCTGTGATCTTCGTTATGACTAAGTAATTAGGCGTAGTAGTAGTGACAACAGCGAGGACAACAGCAGTGGCCCCAGAGGTCTCCTGTAGGATCGTATCGCCTACGGAGAAATCACCGGATATTGTTACGTCGATTACTGCGTAGGTTGCATCGGAAGGCTTGGGGTTACCGTCGAATCTTTCATATCCCTCGATATCAATATACCCACCACGAACACCAATCTCGTAATTCTTTGATGACTTGAGTCTACCTTGGGGCACATCCCATTGAGGAGTCTCGGTGTCTAGGCCTTCGCCAAACGAAATGTAATCCGTCTTGACTTGAGGCAGAGGAAACTTACGCTTTCGCTTGAACATTATGCTAATGGCCTCGCTAATGAGAACTGTTCTAACTGGTTCCTTTCTAGCTGCCGCATATACTTTCGGGTCATCTTCTCAGAGTGCTCTAACACTTCTGGTGCTGACTGACGATACCCGTAATGCTCCAGTGCAAGCCAAACAATCAGATTATGGAACTGTACCGGCATCTCTGGCACATCAGCATCTAAAGCAAGGATCTGAGGTGATCTGTAATACTCACTGGTGATTGTGTACAGACCATTAGGAGCTGGGCCTACAACGATCTCATCCTGTGGATTAAACGTAATGTGGGCAGGGTAAGAGTCAACCTGATTGCTTATCTTGTAGATTTGCTGGAACCAATCCCATGGAGCAACTGACATCCAAGTTTGGGTGCCTGCTCCAGATGAAGTAAGGTAGATCTTTGGTGGGGTGCGCTTATCATTAAAACGCCACTCAGAGAATCGAGTGATTGGGTTCCCAGTGGTTGAGTCTACAGCTTGATCCCATGCATAGGTATCAACAGTATCAACGGTGGGGAGTGTGAATTCGTGTCGGAGCCAGCGCCAGTGGCCGCCGTTCCTGTTTTGTAGCTCAGTGTATGCGTTCTTAACCCACCGAACGACATCGGCATTCAAGCCTGTCTGCCCTATAGTGGTGACGGGGCCAGTACCAGAGATACCAGCCTCGCGTGCAGTGTCTTGACAAAGTTGTAAAAAAGTAGCCATTCGTTACGCCTATTGACCCCTAGCCTATGGAGACAACGGGCCTAACCAATTAATATTACTTCTGTCGTAAAACGACCTGAAGCCATGCCCGACCAACAGGAGTATCTTGCATTACCGAGAAAGGATAGCGTAAGCCTCTTGTTCCTTTGTTCTCAGTAAATACATTACCATGCCTATCTAACTTCTCTACGTTGTTAAATGTCTCTGGCTTTGCTCTGGCCAATGTCTCTACAATATATCGAGGGACGGCCTTAGTCTCACCGAAGTTGAAGAAGTGCTTCTTGTTGTTCACTGACACCATAAAGGTCTCAACCTCAAGATCATTGTTAGACTCATGTATATGAATCGTAACCATCTCTTGCATGAACCGCTCTATCTTCATCTTGTCTTGGAACTGGGGAGAGTTGATATCAAATGTACCTTGTATGATATCGCTGTCCACCGTATCTACATTGGTGCCTTCACCCAGATCAAACGAACGAGCATCTGTTTCCTTTCGGACTGTTACAGGTGTGTCCTTCGCCTTGAGCATTTCGAGTATGGCTTTGTTAACCGCGCCCTGCTCGTTAATTGTTTCACGCAACTCAGTCATTGCGTTATCAGTATTCTCGACAACCTTGTCCAAATTCTCTGCAACTTTGGCTATCGTCAACTTGGGTTCTTTCTTTGCTGTGGTCATATTGATCCCCGTAAAGTAATGGGGCTGTTAAGCCCCTAAGATTAGCTTGCTTGTGTAGCTGTCATTCCATCTTGAACTGAACACATACCGTCTAGGTACCAGTTAGTCCCATCAGACCAGAAGTGAGCGTAGTCACCATGCAATGCTTTGCTCGCAATGAAACTGACAGTATCAGAATCCACTGCAACCGATACACTACCAGCAGCATCTTCAGGTGAACATAAGTTACCGTTGATGATGTTAGCAGATGCGTTAGTTACAACTGTGTGTGAAGTTGTTGGCTCTGTAGCACCAATACGGAAAGTGAACTCTAATCCAGCAGCAGGCGCAGGCAATGTGCTTACGAATGCAGTAGCTGTATTTAGAATGAAAGTCTTTCCAGTTTCAGATGCTTCGATAACGTTAGTGGTAGTAACCACCTCAATTAAGTCGGCTTTGCTCAACTGCTTCAACTCAGTCATGTCAATTTCAGTTGTAGAGCCATCGGCATTAACAACATTAATTTTAGAAGTCTTGCCCATTCGCAGATAATCTGTGATGGTTAATTTGTCTTGTCTATCGTGTAATCTACTCATGGTATTATCCTATAAGAATAGCGTAACCCCCACCGAAGCAGGGGAACGAAGGGTTTATACAGATACTGGACGGAAAGGCATAGAGCCTACGTCACTGTATGTGTCAACAACGCCAGTTGCTGTCCAGTTGCTTGAGCCGAAAGTCCATGCCGAACCAGTGCTTCCGTTCTTAATAACTGCGTAGCCGAAAGGCATTACAGTATCGAGAACTGAAGGAAACTCTAGGTTAAACAGAGGCTCATCAGTGTCAGCATCCATTGCAACTACCGGACCCTGTTGAACTGCGATGGTGCCAGCAGCAACAATACCGAAGACGAATACACATGCCTCACTCGCAGCCAAAGCTGTGAATGCGTCACCTGATGCGTCAGTAGTTGGTGTAGCGGTGTTAGTTTGAGCTGCCAGAGCAGTTGCAAATACACCTTCGATGAAACCGGCAGTAGCAGCAGCGGTAGTATAAGTGCTGGTAGTACCAGCAGCCAATCCAGCCTTAGCTACACTGAGAGTCATCCCGTTGTAAAAATTTTGAGATCCCATGATCTTATCTCTCTCTATAAATTAATAAAGAGGGCCGTTAAGCCCTCGACTCGATTAAAGGTCAGTAACACCGCACTCTAACACTGCCATCCATCCATCGTTCTGAACGAAAGAAGCAGAGTAGAACTTAGCACCAATGTAACCACGCTGACCCAGAGGATCATTCTTGTCTTTCTGGTTTGCAGGAATGCTAGTAGGCTCGAAAGAGTCCATACCACGTAGAGCGACATCGCCCCATGCATCCTCGGCTACGATGATCATTGGATAAACGTCAACCAATGTACCAGAAGTAACCAGACCAGTTGTCCCGACAGCAGCACCTGAATCAGTGATAGGCTTTAACTGAGGAGATATGATGAAACGATATCTGTCAGTAGAACCTAGCTCTAATGAGTGCATTACTTTGCGTGAACCATACTCAGAAACCGCTGTGAATCCAGCAAGCTCTCGAATGTCGTTCTCACAATCGCTGTGGCAGAACACCAAGTATCCAGCTTCAACTGGAGCAGTGTTGTAGTCGGGTGAAGCAGAAAGGATCTTAGTGATCATCTTGCCTTCGTTACCAGCTATAGAGCGGGTGACGTTACGCAAGTTGCCCAAAGAAACAGCTTCGTCAACAGTTAGTCGAGTAGTACCACCAGAGTAGAACTTGTTAGTACAGCCTTTCAAAGCACCGTAGCGAATCAATTCGCGAACAAGACCCATACGCTCACCACACTGAACTTTCATAGCTTCAGGAATGTTGTCTTCGTAGAGATCTGCTGTCTTATCAGAGTACTGATACAAGCAGCTATACTGACGAAGCTTAACTGTGATGTCCTGTGGAACTAGGGTATCAGCATCAGGTGTAACACCTTCAGTTGTAAGATGAGCGTTCTCATCCACTACCCACTCGTTGATAGTAGTAGCGTTAGTTGTAGCACCACCATAAGGAAGCCAACGACGAAAGATGATCGTGTCGGATTGATTCTTGCCCATCTTGTGCATTGAGCCTGTGATGCCCAGCACTTCAGAGGGGATTGCGTGCTTTAATATCGCGCCTTTGAGCTTCCCAATTCGGGCCGCTTCAGTGTTAAAATTTTGGATTGCCATGATAAAACTCCATTAATCCAATTAATAAAAAATACTCCCACAAGGAGAGACCAATTTTACAAAGGACAATGGAGTCGTTTGTTTATATTTGTCGGGGCTATTGCGCCAACTGTGTCTTACTTAAAGCCTTCTAAGAAAGCCTCATGTGCTGTCTGATCCCGTCTAGCTTCACCCTCGCTGGAACTCTTGGTTGCAGCAGTGTTCATGCTTAGACGATCTCTTTTTGCCTTAGCCTTTTTAGCTGGAGCAGCACGATGTTCTTTGTACTGGTCGAGCATTTCTTTGGCGTCAGACACCTGATTGCTGTTATACAATCGGCCTTTCGAGTCAGCCCATTCAGGGTACTGCTCTAAAAAAGTAGCCATCATTATACCAGCTTCTGGATCTTTTGCACGTTTTGCCTCTTCATATCGCAGAGCTTCTGCAATAGGCGGGCCTTCAGCGTACAAATATTCATAGAATTCTTCGGTACCTACATCTGTTTTCCAGTCCTTATGCGCCTTGTTTAGCTCACGCATATCTAGCCGGTAATTGAATTCATCTTCCGACATCGACTCAGGGATAACAATCTCTGACAAGATATCTTGCTTGGTTATCTCTGCTGCCCTATTGATACCGTTATGGAATTCAGCGAACTCCTCTTTCAGCTCTGACAGCTCTTCATCGCTATCCAATAGTTCCTTTAGCTGCTTTTTGGCTTCGACAGGATCCGCAGGCTTTGCTCCCAGCTCTTGTATACGCGCCTTCAGCTCACCGTTCTTACCCTGCATCTGACGGATGGTCTTACGCATCTCTGCCATTTGCTCTGATAAGCTGGGTTCTTCAGCTTGGTCACTTTCATCACTAGCTTGGTCAGTTTCTTCTTTGGATTCAACGTCTTCGGTTATGTCAGCGACATCAGTGTCGTCAACATCAGGAGTGTCAGGAACACCATCAGACTCGTTAGCGAATTCAAGCGCGAATGCAGCCTGCTCTTCAGCCGCTGCCTGTGCGTCCACTTCTTCCTGTGTTTGTTCCGGTGCGCCTGTGTCTTCTTCCGTCATCTTGCCCCCTATGATCTGCTCATGTTTTCTACACTTACATCAGTGTTTGGTTTAATCTTTGCTAATAGTGTACGATTTTCAGCTATTCTACCACGTAACCAAGCTGTTTTGAACTCATCAAGAGGTTTGTCGTTTTTCTTACGCAATGTCTCTATCTCGTCCTCAAGGTATCGGATGATCTCATGGGCAGTAGTGCCGCTGTGGTTTATCTTGTTTTGATCTATCCTGCCGGCCGCAAGAGTTGGGTGTAGCTTTTGTGGTGGTTTCATTTCTGCTTAACCTCGTTGTCGGTTTCTGCTCGCAACCAACAATCAAGCAAAGCATTGTTGGCAATGTGCCAAGTGGCTGAAAGCTGAACATTACCCCTTGATACAACATCCTGATGGTCTTTTATGTGGTACATAGCCTGCTTTAATATCTCTAATCTCTCTGCGTCAGTCATTTTATGTCTCCTCTACGTTACAGGTGCAGCATTCAGCTTCAGGCCAACTCTTATTAATCAAAAGCCCGTCCCATTCGCAGCAATAATGCCAGCCCTCTTTACGCTCTGCATCTGTTAGCTTTTCTCCAGTACGTTCCAGCGCTAGATACCTTTCGTCAGTCATTTCATATCCCCTCTATACGTTATTTGTTGTGACAAGTCAGCTTGCTACATTCTTCACAAAGCAAAACAGTATTAGAATCATGGTCTTCAAATCGACATCCGCACTCAGATATTAGCAAACTATATTCCAGAGCTTTTGCCATCCCTTCACGCCTTTTCCTTTTTTCGTAATCAGAAAAACTCTGTTCCATTGGATGTTGTATATATCGTGATGACATTTCTATATCCCCTCTATGCGTTATACACCTAAACTTACTTCATATTGTTTCTGTCTAATTTGATGCCTGTATTGATCAATTTGTTTATGCACTCGCGGCCTAGATTTCCTGATCTTTTCCAGCTTCTCAATTTCTTTTTGCAGCCAATCAATTTCAAGGGCATATTGCTTCCTCTGGTAGTCATTCATTTCTATATCCCCTCTATTAAGACGTTACCGGCATCGCAGCCTCAACAACAGTTAACCCATCCAGATCGGTGACAGGGAGTGTCTTGCCATCCATCATATAAAACTCGGTGGATTGGGCGAATATGGGATACCACACGTCCCCTTCTCGCGGGTCTGTTATCCAGTACCATTTACCGTATTCAATAATATTACCCATTTCTATATCCCCTCAATCAACTTAATCTTATCAGTTGGCACAGACCCTCCTATGCCGTTCTTGAGCGCCATGTACAGTGTAGTCTCGTCAGGAAACTGTGCGACCATGCCACCTTCGAGGTATTCGATTACATGCGGTGAGTCTTTAATCTTAGCTGGCACCTCATCTGGAGGGACTACATCCCATGTGGCACCGTCTTCGCTTTTAAATATAATTAACTCTACTAACCCTAGATCCATGCTCATTTTCTACCCCTCTTGGTTAATCTATCTCTACGACAAGGAAGGCGAGACCTTACTTCATCAAAGTATCCTCTGGAGCCTAGATACCACTTACTCTTCTTAATCTGCCAGCGCCAGTCGTCCCTTGTCTCAACTAGCCTGAACGATTCGACGCAACCTATACATAAGTCATTAAGGCTCTGGATATCGTATTGGCTAATGGGCACAAAGCTCATTTTCGTTTAAACCTCACGTAGACTACATTCTCTTCTCTGGCCAATACTTCACCCCTGTCATTCCATAAGAACTCTCTTTTAGGGTCACCGTCCTCATTAAGCTCCCGCATCCATCCATCGACATCAAATGTCCATTCTATATCTGAGTTGTCCCATTCCTGATCTATCCATGGTTCTACTCTTGTTGTTGCCGCTCCAAAGATATGCTGCTCTGGTAGAGCGTCAAGGAAGTCATAACCATTGGTCTGCCGGTCACGCTCGTCTACTCTGGCCCAAAATGTCTTGAGGAAGTCAGTCATCGAGAACTTCATTGGTCGCCTCCCTTTGGAGGGTCATGGTCTCTTTTGCTAACCGCACCATCTCTTCGTGTATATATCTTTTTATTCGGTTGTTAGGCGTACCTTGCAATATCTCGAAGTCATCACGGATCTTATCCTTCAGAAACTCCGAATACTGATCCCGCTCTTTAGTCATCCTCTTCTACCTCGATGTACATGGATAAAGCTTTCTCATGATAGTCCATAGTAATGTAACTAAGCACGCCCAACACTTCAAGGGCCGTCATATGCTCTGGGGCTATCTCATTAATAACCGTCTGTATTGCCAGCACTAGGTTGACCGAGTGTGGCCTACTTCCTGCGGTCTCAAGCTCAATTACTTCGCCCATAGTATTCTCCAATCTAAAACTACATCTTACCACAATGTCCTCTTGTCGGCTGCGGTAGATTCATACACCTCCCAGACTTTCTTCTGCCACGTTGCAACAAGCTCAACCATCTGTTCATATTGCAGGTCGCGTAGTGGTACTTTTATGAGATCCTCTCCCCTCCAGAAAATAACAGATGTAGGAACAACAAACCCATCTGTCTCAAGATCTACTGATATCTTCATCTCAGCTTCCCTTTCATTAAATTCCAGCCATTAATCAGTGCCGCCGCCGTAAACATAATCGCTATGCCACCCAGCACTATAGCGAAGCCGCCCCAGAAAGGCATAGTGACATACCACCACGACCACGTAATTACGCCCGTTAGCTTTAGCGTCACGAACACTACGCCCAATAAACCCAGAACACCTATACCGCCGCTTCTTGAATTGTTTTTCTCACTCATAATTTATTCCTAATTAGTCCACATTATAAAACAAAGAAAGCCTAACCATAGGCCATTGATCGCCATGCTTAGGACTGAACTCACCATACATACCACCAGACTAAACAATGTTAGCGCTGGCATTTCACTTGGACTCTCGGTTGTCTTGATAATTCCCATGCACAACATAAATATTAATGCTGATACCAAGAACCCTATGATCGCTGTTGTCATAACTTGCTCCTATTGTAAAACCATGCGGATCCCCACCTAGCTGGATCAAACTCATCAAACACCCTTAACTTTGACCCCTTACCCCTAGAGCTTAGCCTAGACGCCACCAGATCCTTGGGCCTGATACCGCTAGAGCAGACAACGACCATCATAACGAATGACCTCTGCCTGCCATGGCCCCAGTTTCTACTCCTCATTGAGCCAAGAGTTTTCAAAGTTAGCGTTAGATAATTCTATTGCAAGCTTTCTCACTCCCTCATTGGGAGGAATGTCACCAGTAACGTAGTCAATCAGCTCCATAAACGTTTTATACTCTTCGATTGTTTCGAGTACTATGCTGGCTGGCTGGTATACGTGCTTATGTTCTAACTTCATCATTATCTCCTAAAAAGGGATGTCATCATCAAAGTTTTCTTGATGTGCCTGCTGCTGAGGAGCCTGCTGATACTGTTGTTGGGGTTGTTGGGGTTGTGCACCATCAGTCCAAAACACACTGGCGTTACCCAGTATAGGAGTCTTGGCATCTTTGGCCTCGTCCTGTCGCTTGCTATGAGTGATCATGCCATTATTTTCGTACTGATCCTTGTTATCGACATCTACAAATGCCGTCATGTTTAAATACGTTTTACCGTTCTTGTGTTTAACTAAACGGCTCTTGTCGATTGCTGTTACATCGATTGATAATCCGATTCCGTATGTTGCCATTTTCTTACTCCAGTTTAAGTTTTAAGTTGGTTCTGCTTCCACAATAGTAACTTCCCCGTTGACCCGCTTAAGCGTCCAATCAGTCTCGCGTAAATCGAAGCCGTATATTTTCGACATTTCTGCCCACCATTCAGACTCATCTTTTAGCAATGTTTCTTCTCGATTTGCCGCAAAGCACAGCGCTATCTTTGTTGTGGCCTCCACTGCTCTGCGTGCTTCGTGTATGCTGTCCATTGTTTCTATTTGTTTTGCGGTAAGCTTCATATTCATCTCTCTTTGGTTACTGTAGGTGTCATAATCCGTTGATTTGAGAACTGTAGTGTTCAAATTGTTGGCTCAGTCGGTATTAATACTACCCATATGTCTCATAAAACGATCATATAGCTGCAATATGCTCTATTGGTGGCACACTCTATATCCCCTCTATACGTTAAGATGTTTCATAGATATTGCCAATGACTTCAATGCAGTCCTTTTTCAGAGCGAGCTGTCTCTTACGCTGAAGCTCCACGATGTTCGTTAAAAACGCCCTATCTGATTGTCGCGCCCAAAATGCGCCATCAATGAACTGGATTGACCACTTAAATTTGCCGTCAGAAAGGATGTCACCTTCATAAATCTCAACACCGTTCTTATCCTTTATTCCGGTGTATTGCATTAATGCACCTGCTTGAGCCTCATTAGTCCACGCAGTTCCATGATAGTTTTTCTTTATTGCGTCTCCACGAATAACAGAAACATCTTTATGCATTGCTTCGCCATCCCAAGCCCTAAACTTAACCTCATTCATTTCTATATCCTCCTACCAGACTGTTTCCCATGGACCCTCGGACGCTCTTGCCTTCTGCCCACAGTCATCACATTCAAACAACCACAGATTGCCAAGGTATGGGTTTAGCTCCCAGATATCTGAGACATTTTTGTGGTCACAGTATTTATAAAATAATCCATTCTTGTCCTTGAGTTTTAGACAGTCTCTACACTGAATAATTCCATCTTTACATACATTTAAGTGGCCGTGCTGACAATCACTCATCATCGCGCCCCTTGGGCTTCCACTCTGGCCATGTTGCTTCTAGCTCTCTACGCATCTTTATATTTTCCTCTTTGAGTTCGTGCATGCGCTTCTCCACCTTAGCAATATCAATAGCCCCATGTACTATATGCCAATCTGACCACGCCACGACTAAAATACTAATGGCTGGAGCGGATATCATTACAAAAACCAAGCCCCAGAAAATCATCTCGTTCATGCTGCACTCCATAACTCATTCAGTCGATTATTCAGGATGCACACAGAGCGCTCTCTGGCGTTCATAGGCCAAGGGGAGGATTCCCTAGCCTGTTGCTGCACCCTGTTGTAGATCGGTGCGCTACTGGCCTGAAATTGGCCCAGCTCCCACGCTACGGTATGCTTACCCTCCCTACTGAATGCGACCTTCCCCGATGCTTGGTCTTTCAGCTTACGAACTACCCACGATGATTGCGTCTTGCTTAGGCCAAATACGCTATTAACTTCTTTCAGGGTGACCTTTCGCTTCTCACGTATGTACCTGACTACGGACTCATCTAGCTTGGACAGGCTCTTGGTTCCATGCTTGCCTTTGCTCATCACTTCACCTCCTCAACCTGACAAACAGGAGGGTTAATCGAATGTATCAGCGCGTCTTGTAGGTCAGGCTCACCAGCAAACAGGAAAACAAACAACCCAAGCACCAGAATCAACCAAGTATCACTATCCATCACCCCACCTCCGTAAAGCTAGCAAGTGCCCTGCCGTGGAGTTCTGCTGCTTCTTCGGTTAGGTGTAGTAAGCCCCTATCGCGAATCCTTACATCAACAGTATCGTCATTCCATACGTAGCTATTTGCAATGTCCTCATTCTCAAAGTTGGGATGGTAATAGCTCTGGCCTATCTCCATCTCCCCTCTATACGGTTCAGGGACTTCGAGGCCGTTGATATTGATGGTTTTGGGCTTGCGTCGGTACTTGCCGTTTATAGACCATGCGGGATGGTCTGACAGTGAGATAGGGCCACTACCAGTGTTAATCTCCCACAACTCCCAAGGCTTATCGGTAGTCATTGCATCCTCGGCGTACTGTTTCATTAACTCAGCGTGTACGTGTTTCATATCTTCACCGTTATTAAACCAGATTTAATTGCTGTCATCATAGACTCAAATGCATCATCCGATGGCTTGGGTTTTTTCCGTAGTGATGACTGAGCGAAATACCCAGACCAGCCCTCTACTCTGTCTATAGCAGATATGTCGAGCCAGTATGAATACTGACTGGTTGCCTTCAGCCAATGCTGTCCGCAGTGTGGACTAGTCCAGCCGACAATATGCGGAGCCTCGGCCTCCAGAACAATTGCCGGCCCGTCGAATTGAGGTTGATTTGGCACCGCTACGATAACCTCTTCGCCTACCTGAAAGTATTGAGTCATGGCTAAATCTCCTTGGCCACGCCACAAGCCACGCACTGCTTCCAAAATTCTGCGTGAGATACGTTATCGCTTTTATTGTAGCGATTTCTTAAGGCGTAATAGACAATCTTATTTAGGTCATAATCGTCATCGTGCTTATCTCTGCATAGCGCCTTGAAAATATCCTTCTGATTACCATCAAAATCAAACACATCACTAATGTCGCCCACCTCAACATCAACAGTACGATACATTGCCCTGTCTGCGGTCATGGGTAGGCTTAAACTCTTGCGATATTGGCTTGGAGTAGATCCCCCTACCTGCTGATCAAGTGGGGATATAGCCTCATACTTGGCCCTGTCCTGCTCTACCTTGTCAATATGCTCTTGTCTTACCGCAGCATTGACCCTCCTATGCTCTTTCATTCGCCTAAAATACCCATTACTACTACTATCCAGAGGCTTGTCATCAGGTGGGGACAATATCTCTTTGAGTCGAGTTTCAGCATTATGTTTATCTATTTGGTTTTGATGCTCTTTTGATATAGGCGTGTAGAACATATCAGCTAGATGCTCTGGTTGATCAAATTTGTTGTAGTCTCGTGGATCGGTCATTGTGTTCTCCCCGTTGATTGTGGTCGGGAAGGTAGGATTCTAACCTACTCAGCTCTCGCGTCGGTTTTACAGACCGATGTGGCTCTACAACTCCACCGCTTCCCGAATTAAAGTTGGTGTGGACGACTCCATAGACTCCACCATAGGATCTACCGCTTAGGCTCATCACTTCCCTTGCGACACCAACATATATAGTAAACCACATATAGGGCAGATTTACTAGGGATTTGTGCTTATAAAAGAGGATTAATAACCAACAGAGCGGTCTGTTTGCTTTCTAGCGCGGATAGGTGGGCGGGGCTTCTTGCGGTTGTAGTCATCGCCGTCATACGCCTGCCCATATTGACGGAATGCATCAGCTCCTTCTGAGTGGATATCGTGTTTGGGTGTGTCGCTAAACCTACCCGTACTAGCGTTCCATTTTTTGCTGTATCTATCGAGGTGAATTATGCCGGCAGCACATTCAGTTTCGTCGAACCAAGCTGTCGCAAACTTATCTCTGGTTACCTGTATTCCATGCGATATGTCGGGAGTTCTCGGCACGATCACAATGTTCTTAGGGTTTAATCCAAGTCGAGTTAGCATTACCTTGGGAGAGATATTCTCTTTCTCGCCCTGCCTCTCATGATTACCATCGTGTGGCAGGTAGTGCTTGCCCCAAACGTAGCCGGTATTCTGTAATTGATTAACAAAGTAGGCGTAAGGCTCTCCCCAGCCCTCGATAAACTTTATGAAGTTGTCGCATTGTCCAACCCGCTGATGAAGCCAGACTGCGGTACCGTCACCATTCCCGATATCCCAAAATGTATTTACTGGATAACCGGTTCTGTGTGCTACGTGCCCTATCCTGCCCTGCTTACGGACACTGGTCATTTGTACAGTGTAGTAACAGCCTTCGGATGACTGCTGGAACGCTTCCTTGGATGTCGATGGGAATTCCTGCCACATCTTTTCTGGCTGGCCGCCAAAATCTGTGTCTCTTGTCGAACACCACCACGCTCGCTGTCTTAATGTCAGAGTACACTGGGCCTCAGCCTCTATAGAATCGAAATACTCATTATCTTTTGGAGTGATGATTACATCAGTGGCATCCATAGAATACTTAGGCTCTACCCACCATGGGAAGAAGTTAAACCGATAGTCTTTAGGGGATAATTTTTTGCCTTGCAGTTTGAGCTGTTCAGCCTTGGTTGTCATTTCATAGAATGGACCCTCCTGACCCTCTGCGGTACTTTCGATAAACGTGACCCCATTGGCTGTTACGGCTGGGATTGACCCCGTGATGACTTCCTGCGCACGATCCGGCCATTTAGCACATATCTTCCCGAACTCGGAAACGTGAAGGTATTGGAGAGTTCCGGAACGAGCCGAAGTTGCCACTCGAATTGCGGAATCGTTATGGGCGAAGTGCAGTTCCGACTTGTTGTCTGACTTGAGTGGAAATCCAGCTCTAATTCCGTCCGGTAGATTGTCATAAGCGAATTTAACCTTGTCTCTGAAAATGCCTTGGGCAGTGATTATATCCTGTGCAACTATTGCTGCTCTGCAATTGTCCCTATTAAGAACACAGTCGAGGAAATAGATGACGATGAATGTAGTAAATCCAAGCTGTCTAGCCTTAAGGATTATGTTTCTATGGTGTAGGTTCTCCATCATCTGGATCTGGGGGCCATTAGGAATAAATGGGACGGCAAGCTTTTCTTCGCCGTCATCACCTTTGATCATTATTTTATACAGGCACCCACTAGTGATTCTCCATACGGGATCCGCTAGGCATTTCTTTAACTCTGCTTCGTTAGTGGGTAGTTTAGGTGTCATTCAATTCGCAACACCTGTCTGCTGAATTCCAACACTCAATAGCTAAGGGCATTCGGTTGTCTGGGTCGGGGTGATAGTCAGCCCTAAACTCCAAAGACCACTGGCCACAACAGGTGCCAACAACATTCATCCACTTAAACCCCTGTCCAGTATCTATCATCTCTAGGCTTGCAGGCACTTCGCCACAAGGGCATCGCTTTAACCCAGCATCCACTACCTCTTTACTCATTCTTCATTCAACCCCACTGTTGGCACTTCAGCCCAGTCGGTAAGGATCGGACCAAAGAGAGATTCTACTTCCCGATACTCAAGCACTTTGTATTGCTCGACAGTACGCAAGGAAACATACTGACCCTCTACAGGTGATCCCCATGACTCACGCTCTTTAGTCTTCCATCGTAACTGAATCACCCCGCATCCCCCTTAACTTCCTTACCAGCTCTAAATGTTCTATGTGTCCATCCCACATATGATCGATATCATCCGCTGTGGGCATCCTGCCCGACCTGCTTGCGTAATTCCTCTGCCCCATGTCCGTCCATACATTCAGCAGCCTCATAGCCCTCTCATGAGCCGAGTTGATTAGCAGTAATAGCTCTCTGTCGCTTAAATCAATCATCATTCGATGGTTCTAACGTCCGACCAGATACTTCCTTCAAAATTAATTCGACTGGGTTCTCCTTGTCTCCAGATATAACCATCTTGTCAGAGTACTTGGATTTCTTCCTGCCGGCTATCCACTTGATCGTGTCGATTGCTACCCTAGCTACGTTTGGCTCTACGTCACCGCGCAATACATCCTGTGCAATATCGCCTATCTGTTCAAAGTCGGCATCAGCAGATTCATTTCTGGCTTCGTTGTAGTTCAGGGCAAATCGCTCATTGACCCGCAGCCATTCGTATACTGTAGTCCTCGCTGGCATTTTTGGATCCAGCACAATTGTACGTAGTGACTGACCCCCTGCCAATCTATTGCAGATTTCATCACTGATATCGTCTGTGTATGTTGTTGGCCTACCTGCTTTACGCTTGGCTGGCTTTTTAATGCTTGTCATAATATTCTTTCCATGCCCCGTATGTCTCTATCTTAATCATCTATCGTAATTCAGCAGATCAACCGCTGCCCTCATCTTGGCAAAGTTAGACGCAACAATGGGCCTTAAGTGCTCCTGCACCATGGAGCGCGTAACGACCTCTCGCTTGCCATTAAGCGCAAACACTAAACATTTCTTACGGGTCTTCTTCACCCGATTAAACATATTTATTTGGGCGTTCCAGCCCATCCCAGCTATAACTCTTTCAAAGATCATTCTATTGCCTTTGCATCTGATGTAAGTGTCTCGAACTTTCTTTAAGCTTTTCTACTAATTGAGTCATGTGTAGTAGGTTTGTATGAACCGTCCTAATTTCACCATCTGCAAAGCGAGCTTCACGTTCAAGCCTAGCTATTTCCAGCCCTCTTTCCCTGTACTTCTCATAGAGACTTGACCATTCACACTTCAACACCACCAGTGAATTAGGGTCGAAGTCTTTAGCGTATCTTGGGTTCCTTTTATCCGACATTCGGCCTCCTAAACTTAATCAACTGGTTTTGTAGTCTGGCCCACTCAGGATTAACAGTTCTTTCCTGTCTTGTGACAAACAACCAAGCTATTCTGTACCATGGTTCTGGGAGAAATTTTGGTGGGAATAAATTAGCTCGTTTATTCAATACCCTCAATGCCCTCGCATCCATATCAGCCAATAACCTTTTTGCTAAGTCGTTCACAGCCCTATACCCTCTTTTGGTACGAGGATAGTCTTCTCATGCTTGGCATCGATTAGTATATCCATGATATCAATATAACCCATGCTGTCTGGGCCAGATGCGCTTGCCTGTATAACCAGATCAGTGGCAAAGTCCAGCCCATCCTTGACGCCCTTGTTATACGTCCTATCCATATCTAGCTTAACTTTGGCCTTGATACTGTCAGCTTTCTGCCGTAGCTCTTCAGTGCTTAGCATGTTCAGGATCCCGTTGTTCGTTCTCTGCCTTCATTGTCGCGATGATATATTCTCTCAGGGTGGTTATTGCAGTGACCAGCCCCTCGACATCTAACAGCCCGTTCTCGCCGCCATTATCTTCAATCACACTTTCCCATGTTTGGACTAGTGTGTCACACACATCAACGCTGCCTTGTGTGTAGGATGCAGAGATTAGTGTCTGCACCTCTTCCATACTTAGCTCTGTCTCTTCCATTTAGCTCACCATATTCCAGTTGGTTTTAGTTAAACTACGGGCCTTGATAGTTCTGACTTGATCTTCTTTATTGAATCTCGCCTTACGCTCTCTCGCCTGCTTTGATATGGCCTTTGGCGATCTTCTTACCCATCTAAAAGAGTTGATACTCGCAAGTATTTCTTCTTCGGAGTTTTTATCGTTCCATAAACAATTGTTTAGTAGCGTGCATCGATCAGATACAAAAGCATGAGCAGGGCGGTTGTACCCACCAAATACCAGATCCCCCGCTCTGTTTCTATCTAAGCATCTTCTAAGCCCTAAAGTCGCGAACCAATCCAAAGATGTATTTACGTCAGCTATATTGTTGGCATATTCCCCTTCGCATAAGTGTGATGGGTTTGCCTGTGCCAGAAATTCAGCAAAAATTACCAGCATATGTTTGTTCTTTCTCCACCCAGATATTAATAATTTATCCCAGAGCGCTTGGTACTGTTCTTTGTTTTCCATTTTGTTTTCCCCGTTTTTTTTAATAGATATCGATGAGGGTGCTGTATGTGACAACAGCGGCATCGTTTTGGGGACCGAACCCAGCGTATGCTTTTACCCTCACCGATATTTACTAAATTGTTGTACAGATTGGTGTTAGCTTTAATCTATACGATGGATCCAAAGCAATCTTAGAATTTGTCGCATAGATCCAAGCAATCGAGGCTGGCAATTTATTCGTTTTGTCATACGGATAAATTAACCATACCACCTTGCCCCAATCTTTTTCTGGTACAACTTCGTGCATTTCTGACTCAGACATCGTTGTCATGATCTCTAGTATCTGGCGATTGTCAGACGGTACTGCTATGTAGGCTCCGTACTGATACTTATAACCGCAAGTGCTTGGAAGATCATTTTCACCTTGAGACAGATTGATTGTAAGTGCCAACGTGATACTGCACACCAGACCAACAATCAATGCCCTCATACACTATGACCTACCGTAAACTATTTCGTTCCATCTCATCTGCTTTTTTTGCTAAATAAAGCCAAGAAACTGCGACAATCCCATTAAACAGGAACGACAGAAACACTATTAGCGATGTTGATAGATCGCTCAAGAACACAGATCCGAACAGCCCAAAAAACACAGCGATTATGCCGCACAGGATTGCAGACCCAAACTCCACAGACCAACTATCATCACCTTCGTACACCGGAAACAACGCCACAAATGTAATGATTAGAAATGGCGTAGCCATGATGCCAAACGGTGTTGTAATCGTACTCAAAAACTCATTCATAATCGTTTACTCCCCATATGCTAGATATTTTACCATAGTTGGCTTCGATATACATTAAACGTTATAATGTCTGGATGATAATCACGCAGCTACGCACATATTACCAAGATTATACCGAAGGCGAACTGTTCATCAACGGTGGCAAGCGCTGGTGCTGGACTCTTGAAGATGTCGGCAGACCGACAAATGTTAAAGTTAAGCACCAAACCTGCATCCCCGAAGGCCACTACAGCGTAGCTATCAATTACTCAAGCCGCTTTCAGCGCTACATGCTTCTCCTTTACAACCAAAAAAATAAAACTGTTCAGCAATCAGGTATAACGTTTACCGGCATCAGACCCCATGGGGTTAACGATGTCGATGATACGTCTGGATGCATCGGCCTAGCTTACCAAACTAATCATAACGGTATAGTATGGGACAAGGCTTCCGACGATTTGTTCCATCTCGTTAAGAAATTCATCGATCAAGGCGAGCGAATCGACTGGATCATCACTCAACAAAACAGCGCATCTTAAGGATCCCCAGTGAAAAACACCGTACAGGAAGTCGTTACAGGCCCAGCAGCCCAAGTAGTAGTCGGAAGCACAGGAATTGCAGCGGCCCTCACTAGTATTATGGGGTATATCGAAAGCGGTGCAGCAGTCATCGCGCTGGTAGGCGGTGCGGTCATTGTAGTGTTCACCGCAATGCATGGATACAAACGACTACAGCACGACAAATTAGAGACAAAAAAGCTCGCTCTAGAGGTTGAAGCACTAGAAAGAGCCAAGAAAGAATCCCCCTCCCCCTAAATAAATCTATTTTATTTGCAGATTTCCTTGACTATCTCCTGTATTGGTATATATTAAGAGTGTACCACTAATTTTATTAAGGAGATTGAGATGAAGGGTCAATTGCTTTTTGCCGTTACTGACCAGTTTTACATTATCCCGCTTCAAATAATTAGCGAAGAGGATATACCCGATGCTGGCATTAAAATAAAAACTGTCATCGTTGGGGACTCTATTCGTCACCAAGAAGTACATTATGAGCATTACTTTCAAGAGATGTGGATGGATGACGGTGTTATAAGTAGCTCTAGTGTCTTCTTTCTAGAGTCTTCTGCCAAAGCCTATGCTTGCGGCAAAATCAACGGGGCGATAGATATTAAAGAGCATGAACTTCAGCGATTACAGCAAAGACTCTTTGATCTAAATAATTAAGACCAGAGGAGAACGAAATGAACGCTTCCAAGAAAAACAGAATTTCCCACTCAATTGCCAAGGCCTTTGTGTGTGGATCTGTGATCCTGCTGACTATCTCTGGTGTGACTCTTTTGTCTATCGCTGCGGTGGTTGTTTGGTTCTACGGTGAAGACTTGTTGAGCGACCTATTGAGTGGTCACTTTGACTTGGTTCAAAAACTTCTTCCAAATCTTTGTAAGTAAGGGGAAAAATGATGAATGAACTAACTGACAACCAAAAGCAAATTATTGCTGACGCACAGGGTCGGCTCCTTCCTAGTGAGCGAGTGGCAGTTTCCATCGCTGCTGAGACTGGGAGCATTGAAGCTCTGGCTCGTTTCTTTGCTGAGGATGGTATTGACTTTAAAGGGGAAAGTAATGAATCTTAAAAATTTCAGATATAAGTATGACGAGAAAAACGATATCTCGATTATCCTTGAAAAGTCTATCAACTGGGATGACTGGGACGGTGATTCAATCGTTTACTCTGTCTTTGTTGAGTCTGTGAAGGACGGGGTGAGGGACGGCTCTGTGGAGCGGTTCGCAAGTCTGCCAGAGGCAGGACGGTATTTTGAATTAGAAGTTAATCTTTGGGTTGCGAAAAGAGTAGTGCGCGGTTGAACGTTAGCGCCTTATCGCCTGTGAATGTATTACCCGTAGACTACGTGTCGTACTACTAATAAGTGGATTAAGGCTGCAGCCCGCGTCATTGCTGGCTCTCCGAGTACCAACTGCCTCTATCAGTGAACGACCTTTTCAGCCAGCATATCTTGATGAACATAAATGTAATCGCGCAGGTCGTTAAGCTCTTCCTGCGTGAAATTTTCTAGCATCCCCTCCTCGTTCAAGTTCACTATCACATCAACCGTCTTCATGAAATCAGCCAGATCCAGCGATGAAAACAATCCTATCTTTAGGTCTCTTGGCGTAATGTAGTTCATACTTATAGCCCGTATTTTTGTTGAACCCCTATTATCCTTCCCTTAGCCAGTTTGTACCGGCGTTTATCTTCTAGGCTCGCGTATACTCCTCGCTCTTCCTGTCTTCTGTATATTTTAACAACTGTCCTGTCAAGATCCAATAATTCTTTTACATCTCTGGGCATGTAGTTGGCATCACGCTCTAGTTTTTTTCCAAAATATTCTTCTAGGTCTACGCCCAGTGCTTGGTATAACTCCAGTCCTCCAGCTTCACAGACATAGCAGTAAGCGACGATAGGTCTATCCCTGCCTACATTAATCGACATGGCGAAATCTTTATCGTTGTGAACAGGGCATCTGCATATCCAGCCCTTGCCCCTTGGCTTTACGTTATCCCCCAGTGCTGCCAGTAATTGTCTCATGCTGTTTTCCTGTTAGCGTACTTAATGTTAGCGTGTCTAATCCAGCCCATGGTGTCCTCGCCAATTTCTTTTGCAGAGTAGGGCTTTATTGCGTTGGGCCAAACGCCATACCTTGAGCGGTATTTGTTGGGTGCCCAGCCTGACTTATAATTTTTGTCCTTCCCGTACTTCAGTAATTCAGACAGGAACCTTGTTTTGTTTTCGACAGTATCTGCGGAGTTTAGTTTCTTTAATTCTTTTTGTTCCAGCTCCTGCATCTCAACTAGCATCCGATTATCATCAGCCTGTCGCTCTTCTTCTGGCATCGTCCAGCCACAACCATCATCACCATCACAGGCTCTGCCGGTAATCAACTGGCTACAGTCGGGGCACTCTCTGGACTTCTTTTCTATCTCTTCTTTCTCTTTGGCCAGATCCGTTTCCCTGTAGGTTTTCTCCCCATCATCCAAGTACTCTGGCACCACATCTTTGGCCGGCCCGAATCGTGAGTAGTTTGAGGCGTGATCCAAGTAGATTGCGTGATCCTTCCCTTCGCTGGTTCTCATCAATCTCCCTGCACGCTGGACCCAAGAAATTAAACTGGCGACTGGATAGCAATCGACTATGCACTTCACAGACGGCGCATCGTAGCCGGTGTTCAATAATTTACAGCAGGACAATACCTTGAACTCACCTCGATCATGAGCCTCGTACAGAGCCTGTCGATCCTCCTGTTTCATGTGGCAGTCTATATGTTCTGCCGTCACACCTGCTTTACGGAATCGATTAACCAGTCCTTTAGACATTGCCTGCGACGGAGAGAACGCGATGGTCTGTGAATTCTCCCCGTACTCGAACCAGTTCTTGATTACGTTACCCACCAGTGATGTGTGCTGCCGGTCAGATTCTTTTTCTAGGTCTTGAAATGAGTATGTATTAGGATCCGTTTTTCGGACATTAGATAAGTCTATACTTGCCCCCGCATAATACTTAACGGGGCAGAGATAACCTCTGGACTGTAGCTCTGCTGCGGTTATTGGCACCAGCAGGTTGTTGTATTTAGTTCCCAGTCCTTTCGAGTATGGTGTTGCGGTAAGTCCGATAATCGGCACCCTATCGTAAGCCTCGATAAATTTATCTATGACTCGATATTGTGTATGCGCCTCGTCTACTAAGGCCAGCTCGAACTCAGGTAATCGCTTGCCATGCTCACCTACCATCCTGTCTATGGTTTGGATTGATGCGATTTGAATTGGCGCCATTGGATTTGTTAGCGGGTGGTTTGCCTGCCTCACGCCAAAATTAATTCCCGCAGCCCTGAAGGCTACGATTGACTGCTCTACCAGTTGGGTGCGGTCAACAAAGAAAAACCCTCGTTTACCTTTGTCCTGACAACCCTTCATGATGTGGGCCGCTATGACTGTCTTACCCATCGCGCATGGAGCTGCGAGTATAGGTCTGTTTTTGCCCTGTCTAATTGAGTCCCTGATTTGCTCTACTGCTTTTTCTTGATAGTCTCTAAGTCTCATCCCCGTTACCCTCTAGACGTTAATAGGTTTCCATTTTTGTCTCTGATCTGAATCATGGCTCTGCCACCAATGGCAATTCGCTGATTGACTGAGATGGGCAGGTGTAACTCAGTTACATGGCCGCACCATTCTAGTGCTTTTTTTATTGTTTTAACTTCGTGAGTGGATTCGGTCATTTCTGACCCTCTTGGACATTCCATTATTTTTTCCCCTTTCTTTTGGCTGGAATCTTAGCTTCGAATATTTTTCTTTTATCATCAGTAATGACACTGCCCTCTAATCTTCGCGCCCAACCAACTAGCGGTGGCCAAGGTAGCCCAAGGGCATTAACTTGTGATTTAGTCCAAGCACCTCCTTTAGTTTTGTTATCATTAATCCATTTTCTAGTAACTATCATAGTCTGCACTCTGTAGGTTGTTTTGACCTTTACATACGAAAGGATTCAGATTTCAGTGTAGGTTGGACAGAAGTAGCCTAAAGAAAGTGGCCAAACGACCACTAAACTAAAGGCAACAAAAAAACGAAATGGAACGAGTCACGAGCGCTTTTTTTGCCAGAGTCTCTCTCTCTGGTTAGATGCTTTTTCCTTTCGGTTCAGCAGGGCCATCTACAAATAGAGTCAGTTTGGGCAAGGATTTAACCAATGAACCCGCTTAACTATTCGCTGCCACCCATTCAGGTTGTGCTGACAACTCAGTACCTGTTACTTACCTTCAGCACCGAATCGGCTTTATATGCTGGAGGTTGTTGTAGGTTGCTACTAGTAGACGGAAGGATATTAGATTACAATAAACATCTGCTTCGTAGGTGCAACTACGGAGTTTTCCCCAAAACCCTGCTGTTATTTACGTGACAGCGGGGTTTTTCTTTATCGGGTAGACTCATTTAAACAATAATACTCTCATCGAAAAAAATAGCAACCCTCATAGGGGGGCATATTCGGCCACATTAAGGGGGATCATTTTCGGCCACATTACAGCCTGATAGATTTAAGTGTTTTTAAGTCTCGCATACACCAGCCGCATGTAATTCCTCCACGCGCAACAACCTTAAGCTCGTACTCCACCTGACTTTCCCCGTACCCGAAAAATTCTCCACTACAAAGCGTAGCTGGGCCCCCTGCGTTAGTGGGATCAACTAGGTGCCACACGGGGTTTTCAATTTCTTCGAGGTCATCATCTATAAGTACTTTCACCAATTCATGTGACATTTCAATCTCCTGCCAACTTAATGGCCATATTATGTAACTTGGCATTGAACCATCTCCGTATCGCATAGCTGCGAATAAGAGAGATGATCATAAAGTATAGTGAGATCCACGCATTGGCTACTAGCGGAACGTGGATATCAAACAGAGGGAATACCAGTAGCTGGGAACAAAACCCAACCACCAGCCCAATAACGATGTTAATTCCCGACTCATAGAGAGAGCTGAGCTTAGTTTGCATCCCGCCTCTCCATTATCTTGAATTCACTGATCATTATATCGCAGCACCCTGTTGAATTGTGGGTGCCGGCATAAGGGAAAAACCTAGGGAAGTCCCCCCATGCACGAAGATCAATATCTAGTCTTATCATGGCATCGTCGAATTCTACGATCAGGGCAGTGTGGATATCAAGGAACACCTTCATATAATATAAGTGTTCAAGCTTTCTCCTGTCAGCCACAACTTGGCCGAGAGCATCGAGGTTCAGCCCCTCTACCCGATCATATACGCACGCCCCAACCAGATCCCCGTCTTTGAAAATATTGTAGTCATACCTGACCCTGCCCTTGGGGGCGACAACATCGCGCCTCCAAAGCCTACTTAATCTCTCCTCAATAGTTTTCATTGGACCCAACCACATGTCTAGGCTCAGAGATTCTCTTTCTAATCGGAATGATCTCTGGAGGCCTGCTGGCGTATAGTGATTTGTAGACTGGACGAGAGGACATCGCAATCGGCTTCAAGCTCACTACAGTATCTGCCTTGTAAAAAACAGATGAATGCTTTCCGTTTGGGCGCAGTGTCCTGATGCTCCGCGCTTCTGACATTCGTCTAAGATAATCAGTCAGTGATACTCTCGATATGTCAGACAGTTCTGGCCTAGCGTGTATGTCATTGACGCTCGCCCAGTCTCCGATATCCTCTAGCGCTAGTTCGATCCGCTCTTTTTTTGTAGCTTTAGTTCCCATGTTACCCTCCTAAAATGAGTAGTTTGACTGCTTGGTAATAACAGGCGCGTCCTGATAAACAGCCCGCTTAACCTCATAGTTTGGCGAGTCCTTGAATACGCAGTATCGAGTCTCACCGTTTGGACTGGAATCATTACAGACCCCAATATACGGAGGCTGTGGCTCGTTGATTGCATTCACAATACGATTTGTAGACGCATGGAGTGCAATAATCACTAAGAATGCCGCTGCTAATTCGCTCATAATTTTATCCTCTTGATTTCAACTTTAACGCTCTTGTTGACATTCATGCTGTGCCCTGTATCTTGAAGCATAGCCTCAGTTGGACGCATATCTCCAGCCACCACTTTACTGACAGTTGCCCTTGATACACCCCATGCCTCTGCTGCTGCCGCTTGGGTTTTGTAGTTAAAGAATATAAACTTGCTCAGCCGGTGAGCGTACTGCGTTTGGTTCATCATCGTGCCCCTTGTTATTAACAGAGATGCCATAGTATCACAGGTAATTTAATTTACAAGAAAAGGTTGACAATATTTCCATAGGTGTTATCTTGATGGTGTAAGAACAAGAAAGGAGAGAGGAATGGATATTTATGTTTTTATTGGGATAGTTGTGCTGCTGTTCTTGGTATACGGGGCGCACAGTCTGGATAAATATTGCGACTCAATGAGGGCGCTTAAAAAGAAAGAGGAAAAGAAATGAAAGCAAAGGTCACTTACGTTACTCCACTGCGGGGCCAAGCCATTATTGGTGTTGTGCCCTTTCAGTGGGAGGGGGACTGGATAATGTCCCTCAAAGTTAAAGACTATCAAGGGATCTACGCAGGACACTGGATTGAAATAATTAGGTGTGACGATAAGTTCGGTGGCCAAAAATATAAAATGAGTTCGAGACCGGAGGAAGACAATGGCGATTTATAAGGCATTTTGGAGAAAGAAGGCAATTGATTTGGAGGCTGATTCCAGTTACGAGGCCCAAAAAAAGGCTGCTAAGTTGTTTAACGCAAAGAGGTCTTATGAAGTGGCCGTTGTGCTGCTAGAGCTTGACGGTAAAGCTGTCGCTCACTCAGCTCAGTTCGCGGGAGAATGATAATGAGAGTAATTAGAAACAAAAAATCAGGCAAAACCAGAATTCAGTATGCACACCTCATACAAGGACAGTATATGTTTGTTGAACTTAATGATCTTTGGGAGGTGGTGTCATGAATGAACCAAAACCAAAGTGGGTATCGGAGCCTAATCAGGTTGGATGGTGGGTGGTGAGGCGAAAGATTCAGCGCGATAGACCAGACCTGTGGAATACTTATTATTTCGACCTGCTGGACAGCGGTGGCTATGGTTGTGCTGAGTTCTGGCCAGAAGATGCGCTAAGTGATTTAGAATTTACTGACGTGACTCGAATGATAGAGTTAATTTCAAAACGACAAATTGATGGGGAGAAGATTAATGAAGATTACTAAAGAAGTATTTATACAGTGCAAGCCTTACTCATGGCAGCAACGAGAGGAATATAACTACATAGCTATGGATTCTGAGCTGGATGGGTATATCACTGTCGGTAGCCAGATCATAAGCGTCGAGGTTCCAGATGACTTTGATTTTGTGAGTCCACAGATAGCTGGACTGGAAGCGGAGAAAGTCAAGGTTAGGGCAGAAGCATCAGCTCATGTTGCTGCCATAGATGAAAGCATACAAAACCTAAAAGCATTGGAGTACATTCCAGAGGAGGAGTAATGAGCCAGATAATGAAGGCTAAGGTATTCATCGACATGGACGGGGTTATTGTTGACTTCGATCATGCGATGAAGGAAAAGGAGATGACTGGTGATGAGGTCAAAATCATCAAGGGAGTCTACCTAAAAATGAGGCCGATTGATGGTGCGCTCAAGGCAGTCGAGTCCATCATTGGTATGGGTTACGATGTTTGGATAGCGACTAAGCCCCCGACTGGTTATGCCCATGCCTATGCCGAGAAGGCCCAGTGGATAATGGATCACCTGCCAATGTTGAAGAGGAAGATAATCATCACTCACGATAAAGGTTTGCTGGGTGGCGTGAATGACTTTCTCTGTGATGACAGGCCACACAAGGCTAACTGTGAAAAGTTTGAGGGTACTCTGCTTAGGTTTGTAAAGGGGTACCACTGGCCACAAGCGTTAGAAGAACTGCGAGAAAATAAATTAAACCAACAACGAATCGAGAGGAAGAAATTATGGATGCTGCAATTCGACAACTCTTAAAGGATCCCGAAGCAATGTGGGAATCGCTGTCAGTAGACGGTGTTGAGTATAACTTCGATAAGCCAAGGAGTGGCGATGCCAACTACCTTGAGCAGACTGAAAAAATGTTCATCTTTGATAATGAAAGAGCCATAGCAATTGGTAATTTTATTGAACTTCATGAGTCTGGCACTGTCGAAGAGAAGATAGCTTTCGATGCTGCAATAGGCTCGATAATTAGAAGGCAAGTGGTTGCTCACCTTGCCTCAATAAATGAATTCAACAGGGGGAATATATGAGCACAGAAAATCCAGCTAACGTTTACGATATTGTTCGTAGACAAGAAAACAAATTCGCATCTGTTCTATCAACGCCAGACGTTACGTGGAATAGAGAGTGCCAGTTCGCAATTCAGTCACTACAGAAAAATGAGTTTCTGAATAACACCGCTTGGGCGAATCAGGTCTCGTTACAGAATGCGATCATCAATGTCGCATCGATAGGGGTGTCGTTAAACCCTGCGCTTAAGCACGCCTATTTGGTACCAAGAGATAAGGGCGTTTGCTTGGACATATCCTATATGGGATTGCTCCACATCGCTCAAAAGTCTGGGGCCATTCTTTGGGGGCAGGCTAAACTTGTTTACGCCAACGATACCTATGAAAACACTGGGATAGATACATCGCCTAACCATATACAAAACACTTTTGGCGATAAAGGTGCAATCGTAGGTGTGTACTGTACTGTTAAGCTGCCCAGCGGCGAGTACCTGACAGAAGAGATGGACATAGAAACAATAAACAAAATCAGATCGACATCTAAGGCGTCTAACGGCCCTTGGAAAACTTGGCCTGAAGAGATGATGCGTAAGTCAGTTGTAAAGAGAGCCTCCAAATACTGGCCGCAAACTGACAGGATGAGTGAGGCGGTGGATGCGCTACATAAAATTGAGGGACTCGCCACCGAAGAAATAACTGAGCCAGAAATTGCACAGGTTACCGAAGATCAAAAGGCATATTTTGATCAGTTGATTGAAGCGGGCGATGCTCTGGGGATGTATGTGTTCTCACAATCATTCAACATAACGGATGCGTCTAGCGCCAGCGCTGGATTATGGGTTAGCCTTTTACACTCGTTTCCAAAAGGAAAGAAGGGCAAGTACGGGAAAATTGTTAATGACCTAAAATCCACGGGTGACAGTATTTTTGAGGAATATTTGGACGGGTTTGTGAATGCCATAAATGCTGGTGATGACCTCGCCGCATCACAGTTGATTGAAGAGCTGGATACAAACACACTTGGCTTGTTGAAAGATAGAATTCCAAGCGAGCTGGTTGGGACATTTCAGAGCATGAGGGAATTATAATGGCTAAGACACAGATGTCTCATGTAAGAGAGGGGTCAAGGGTTACTTTTTACCTTCAGGGTGGGGTTAGAATTATGGGGAAGATACTATCATTGCCAAGCGTCCATGGGCTATGGGTTATAGAGCGACTACCAAACGCTGAAACAACGACCTCGCTAACATACATAAACAGGTTTGATTACATGACCGTCGATAAGTTATGAGTACCCTGATCCTACAGCACGTTGGCCAAAAGAACGGGGTGGATGTATACGCCCCTATGGAGCCAGATGATGCGAAGTTAATCAACGGGCATGATGTACTGGTCTGTGAATTGAAAGCTGGTAAAGCGAGGAGGACGGCACTTCAGAACAAATCCCTGTACCAATATGGTAGACTGGTGGCTGACAGGTTAAATAATGGCGGTATAACCAAGCAGGTTTACTTCGATAAAAAGCAGGTAGATTGCGAATGGACTACCGAGAGTGTAGTGGAAGATATCTGGAGAGAGATCCAGTTTGCTATGTTTGGGCACAGGAAAACATCTCATCTTGAGACAGACCAGATCAGCAAGGTATACGATCAAGTGTCTAGAATATTGTCAGAGAACTTCAGTGTAAGACAGGAGTTCCCTAGCAGGTTTAACGGAATGTACGACGAGGCATAAAGATGGCAGTCAAGATAAAACCGGCAGATACAGCCTTTTCGCGATGTGTCAGAACAGCAAACGATTGGCGCTGCGAGCGATGCAATTGCCAGCACATTGAGGGATCACAAGGGCTGCACTGTAGCCACATATACTCGCGCAGGCACCGCAATATTAGATGGTGTAAAGAGAATGCCCAAGCACTCTGCTTTCCCTGTCATCAGTGGTTTGGTGGATCTCCTGCCGATTCTGGGCCATGGATTGAGGAATTCGTAGGAGCTGGTACTTTAGATATCCTGCGAGAGAAAATGCATTCGGGGATAAAGGTATCCAAGCTGGAAGAGAAGGATATCGCCGCCCACTATCGTAAGCAGCTTAAGATCCTAGAGCAGAAAAGAAATGATGGTGAGACAGGGTATATAGATTTTGAGTCATGGCAGTAGCTAAGACCACTGGCATGTAGTATTATTAACACACATTAGTTTTCCTCTGAGTTGCTAAGCGCTGCTCCCTCGCCCAGTTCTTCTGGGCTTTTTTATGCCCATCTGAAAATAATCTGTTTTATTTGAATAAAAAACTTGACCATCTCCTGTATTAGTGTATTATCAGGGTGTGTTTCGGGGAAACAAAAAAACCAGCCCCACCTACTTTAACTAATGAGGAAAGAATTATGTCAAACGTAATCAATTTATTCGGCAATACCCGCGCTCCAGAAGGCAGCCTAGCAGCAGCCCTTGAGGACTATGAGTCAAGCGCTGTTGGCAAAGCCATCATCGAAGATCAGGAGGCCAGTGAAATGGCTAAGATTGGAAAAGCAATGCAGGATGAGGCCAACGCTGCTGCGTTCAAGGAAGAGAAAGAGATCCAAGCTGTGCTGGGTGATCCAGAGCCTGCGTTCCCTGAAGTTGATCAAGAGGTTTTGAAAAACTACCAAGGAAAGGCATCTGACTTCTTCCGCATTGAGCGAGAGCCGATCTTCAGCGCCTATGGTGAGATAGAAGATCGCAAGGCCTTGTTCGTTAACGAGCGTAAGATCAACATAGTCTCGAATGAATTTGAGGTTCACCAGCCTATCGACATTATGCAGCGCTTTGCAAATGTCTCAGACTCCCACGGCCTTGAGATCAACCGAGTCCTAAACAATCCTAACAACGGCGGTATTTTGATCAGCGCCAAGTACGGTCAGCAGGAGATCATGGGAGAGATGCACGACATCAATTTCACTTTCTACACTGCGAACGATTCCAAGTATCGTACTTTCTTGTCAATGGACTTGTTGAGAATGGCCTGTTTCAACCAGATCCCCACTCTCTACAAAAACAAGGATCGATTCATTATCAGCGAGAAGCACTACAAAAATGCTCTCGACTATGATGTGATTGATGAGGCTTTGATCAACGTCCCTGCCACTATCTTCGCCTACGAAGAGAAGGCCAATCTGTTGAAGGACAAGGCGTTCTCCATGAGCGATTTCATCGAGTTCTACATCCAGTCCTACAATGTTGATCGTGAGGCCAAGTTGTTTGACTCCAAGATCCGTAACCTGAAGGATGTCTACTACAACGCCAAGGGCCAGAAGCAGGTCGGCCCTAACGCTTTCAAGGCTTACCAAGCCATCACTTTCATTAACACTCACAACGTTAAGAAGACTGCGATGGTTGAGGAGAACCGCTTGATCAAGAACGGTAACGACTCTCTCAAACAGCTCGAACGATTGCTTGCTGTTGCTTAATAACTTGGGGCTACGGCCCCCTTTTTTTACATGGGGAACGATATGAAAATATCAAAGGCCAGACCGACTAACTACGTGGAGCAGGTTGACTTGTTCGCGCTGTCGGTGCTTAGATTAATAGATAGCTTGATAGTCATGCTGTCTTTTGGGTATCTTGATTGTGATATGTACAGTCATTACTTGTTCTGTACTGAGTTTAAAATTCATGATGATCTACTACCACAAGAACGCACACTAACTGACGTATACAAAAGCTTCTGGGAAAGCTTGGGAGAGGGGTGATGAACGTATATTTGGTGATGAAAGAGGTTGCTCATGAAGGGGATAGCGTTCTTGTGGTGTACTTGAATAAGAAGGATGCAGATGCCGCCGCTGATCTTTTGAATTCAAAGTGTGGGCGTAATGTTTATTACTATGTGGATGAGAGGAGTGCGGAGTGATGGCAGCAGTTGAAATACTTAATAGCGCTGACGGAAATCTGCGAGCGCATGGTCGATACGTTAAACGCTCATTGGGTGATGGGATGTACGACATGGTACTGGCCTTTACCCTGCGAGCAAAGTATAACGGAAAGTTTAAATTGATTGGCGGCGGCTACTCAAGAGAGTTCGCGGTTGAGTTTATAAAAGGGGAGCAGGGCAATGGATTTAAATCAGCACGCTAAAGGAACTCGTCTATTGCGGGAAAAATCAAACATAAAGACAGAGCTGGAGCATTGGATGAAAACTATAACATCCTCAAGGCAGTTGGCATTTTGTGAGAAATCGTTTGGTAACCGTCCAGTTCCGCTAAACACAAGTATGGCGCACCATACTTTTTCCAATTTTAGAGTGGCTGTCATAGATGAATTAAATCTTAGGCTCTTGGAGATAGATCAGGAATTTTCTAAATTGTCGGGAGAAAGTGATGGATATTGAAAGACAGGTAGAAATAATTGAAAAGCAGTTGAGCGCGTTCCATAGCTTGGAAGAAAAGCTGATGTATATGGTCGGGTTCTTTGTCCCAGATCCCAAGTTCTCAAAGGAGGCCTGCGATCTAGTGATGGGAAGACTATGGCCAGAGGGAGAGGGAAATGAGACAGCCTACTAAGAGGCAGCTTATCGTAAGGCTTGAACGCGCTGGGAAAAGCAAGGATTATATTACGGGGTATCTGCGAGGATGGACTATGGCAGATAAAAGATTCACTAAAGAAAAGGCAAAGCAAAATGACAAATGAAAAGCAACTAACTGCGGCTGGTATCGCAAAAAGCTATGGGTTTAAAAGCTTGAACGAGATGGCCGCCCATGTAAACAAATCACTATCCTGCTTGCATGGGTGGTACCACAATAACCCAGAGCTGTTTCACTCTGCCTGTCTTGGTGCATCTATCCGTAAGGGTGCTGCTGTCACTAAGTTTGCTGAGGTTGTAAAACAGGATCGAGGGGTGTCGGCAATACTTAGGTAGTTTGGACTAAGCACAGGTTTTACGTCATAATGATCGATCAATTTTTAGGAGAGGGTACAACTATGCACGACTTGGAAGCAATCAAAGAACTGGCAAAGGAGATGGTGGCAAGTCCTGATACCGTATCCCGTAAGGCGATAGCGCTTGAGATATGTGCAATCTGCAATAGCTTGAAGAAAGAAAAGGATCTTGTTAGGTTGGAGCGCGGGGAGCGGCAGGTATGAGTGATCTTGAAAAGTACCTTGAGTACTGCAACACAGACCAGCAGAGAGATATTTGCAAAGCTGTGTTTGAACACGGCAATGCGACACAGGCTGGGAAAGAGCTGGGTCTAGACGAGGGGCAAACCAGAAGTACGTGGCGTAAGATTAAGGCCAGAGCAGCAGCACAAGGGTGGTCGCCACAGCACGATCTAACACACCCAGTCCCGTCACCATTGGTTATGAAAGGAGCTTCCACGCTCTATGATATGCAGACAGGTGAGGGTAAGCTGCAATGGATTAAATCCAATTTGGATGCAGAGGCGTTCAAGCTGCTGGCCGAGGTAATCGTTAGTGAGCTAGTACAGGACATTCCCAAAATACCAATTACTCCAGCACCAGAACACTCTTTCGGCCAGCTACTCTCACTTTATGTTATAACCGATTATCATTTTGGAATGTTGGCGTGTAAGGAAGAAACAAGAGGGGCCGACTGGGATATTAAAATCGCAGAAGAAATGTTAATGAATTGGTTCGCTGAGGCAATGAAGCGAACAGAGAATTCTGAGACAGGAGTGTTTTGTCAGCTTGGAGATTTCCTCCATTTTGATGGCCTTGAAGCTGTTACCCCAGCCCACAAAAATATTTTAGACGCCGACAGTAGATATTATAAAGTGGTTAGGGTTGCCATTCGGTGTACTCGTCGGGCCATATCAATGCTACTTAATAAACACAAGTACGTTAAGGTTATCTTCGCTGAAGGCAATCACGATCCAGCCGCATCAACCGTACTACGCGAGGCGCTTCATTCAATGTACGATGACGAGCCAAGAGTGGATATCGATATCTCGCCAGATCCCTACTATGTAATCGAGCATGGTGCCACTAGCCTTTTCTTTCACCATGGCCATAAAAAGAAGCCGCAAGCAATTGATAAAACATTCGCAAGTAAATTCAGAAAAATCTTTGGAAGAACGGAACATTCTTACGCGCACATGGGTCATATGCACCATGAGTTTAAAAAGGAGTCTGAGCTAATGGTGGTTGAGCAGCACAGAACTTTAGCTTCGGCAGACGCCTACTCATCAAGAGGAGGTTACAACGCAGGCAGGGACGCTAAGGTTATTACTTACCATAGTATTTTTGGCAAGAGAAGAGAAGAGGTAGTTTCAGCAGCAGAAATTATATCCATAATAAAAGAGAGGAAGAAAAATGGACGACGAAATCAATGAAGATGAGTTTGCTGAGGTTGTAAAGCAAGAGATCGCCAGCATTGGGAGCCAGCATAAGGCATCATTTGAGTGGGGTATGAACCAGCCTGAGATAAGTAAATGGCTGAGGAGCAGGGACGAACCGGCAAAGGGGGAAGTGAGGCCACCCAAGAAAATAATAGAAGCCCTTGGATATCAAGAGGTTAGGTACATTACTAGGGCGTACATAAAGAAAATGCCCCAGTGAAGGGGCAAGAACAGATAAGGATCAACCTCCTGTTTAGTGCGTCGGGTAAGACCGATAAACGGCAAGCCTAGATTACCACATCAGCCCACTGCAATCCAGATTTTTGTAGTGGGTTCTTTATGTCTCCAAATCTGGTATAATCACTCCATTTACCTCAATGAATATGGGCTATCTGTGGGCGACGTAATAGTTAATAGCGCTACTATCACACTGAAAGATCATGGTGGCGGGACGTATGGAAGTACGGATGCTCCAGTTGCAGATTTTCAATTGCCTGTTGGGAACTACGAAGACTCAAAGTTGACGATGGCTGTCAATGCGCCAAGACCAGATGTAGAACGAACAACCAATAGTCGCTACTCGTACATGCACTCAGGTATGGAAAACGCTATGCCTATTGTTGTGCTGGGCGGGGCATACCCTTATCACTACGAGATCACATCTAACACAGGTACGGCTGACACATCAACCGCAACTATAGGCGAGACTAGAACATACGACACTGACAGAGACTGGTACGGTTCCGATAATCAAAAGGACTATGGGATATTTCGATGGACCCCTACGGGGGATGATGGGGAGACTTACGACTTCACAATAACAGTCACAGGTCAAGATGGTGTCTCCATAGATGTAGAGTTCTCAGGTGTAGTGGAAGACTCCAAATTTATATTCGTAGACCCAGTAGGCGGTGACGATGCTAACGCTGGAACCCTAGCTGCTCCGTTTGAAACAAACGATCATTGGTATATTAATGCGACTGACGGTACGTATGCTGATAAATTTGTGGTTTGGCGAGCTGGGCTACAGACACAGATCACAGGCGGTCGATTAGCGGGAACATATAAGCCACATGTTTATATTGCCTTTGAAGGGGACGCACAACCCACGTATGACGGCACGATTAGAGATCACCATTTTGAGGGCGGTGAGTCTTCTCCTGATTTCTTTTGGGCTGGCATACGAGTGAATGGGAGCAGGTCTGATATAGCAGAAAGTAGGTGGTTTGAAGTCTATGGCGGCTCAGGTTTTGATCGTGCTGTATTTTGGAACAACTACTTTTATGATGCGGATTCGGGAACAGTAGGTACGGACAATGAGGGATGGATTTCGTTTAGATCAGGCACGTCCAGAGAGTACCTATCCGTAGTAAGTAATACATTTGATACTGCCCCCATTTCAACAGATAACAACGGCTTTGATAGCGTTAGGTTGTACGATGTAACTGAGTATGTATTTGAGCATAACGTCATCAAGAACTTCACTGGCAGCACTCTAATACAACCAAAGGACTCCATCTTTAATATGTCCATCAGAGCCAATGACATGTGGGAAGGAAATACAAATACTCATGGCATAATTATCACAAATCAGAACGGTGGAAACAATCATGAAGTATGCTGGAACTGGGTGCTGAACGATCATGCTGTGTATATAAATTCAGCAAATAACTCCGTAGATATGAAAGATGTATTCATTTTTAGAAACACACTATCAGGAGAGCCTGCTGGTGGGGTTCATGCCATTGACTTGTTTGGTGGAGCGGGCACACCCTTCGGAGACTTGGTGGAAGTAGAGGCGAATGTATTGCTGAGTAACGATGGTGGAGAACATGTTGTACGAACGGGCAGCTCGCCAATTACAGGTAGCCCCTTCACAGACTCAGAAGCTCAAGCGTTCTTTACAGGCAGTACTTTCGACAACACTCTATATGACTTAGATACTCAGACAGATGTCAACATGACAACAGGCAAGCTCCAAAGTGGCGGGCTTACTCATTTAGGCTCATACGGCGCGGAGATTAGCTCAACATGACATTCCCAACGGTTAATGATAGCAGCACGTATGAGACTTTAAGCTATCTCACAACACATCCGATCACAATGCCCTCGACGATTAATTCGGGGGAGCTGCTTGTCTGCTTTATGACTACATCAACCTCCGCAGGCACCGGCCCAGCCCTAGCAGGATGGACAGAAGTTGTTGGAGAATATGGCACTGTTGGGATATCTGATTGCTATGTATTTGCAAAGGTGGCTTCTGGTTCAGAGGGGGCTACAGAATCCTTTGTGATGGATAATGGTTGTCGGATGGCAGCTATAACCTTGGCTATTACGAGTTGGGAAGGGACGCTTAGTGGTGTAGAATTCTCAGCAGACAATACGGCTACCGACGCCGCACCCGACACGCTAACGCTCACTCCCAGCTGGGGATCAGACGATACGTTGTGGGTGTCACAGGTATCTCTAAGACGAGGTAGAACAGTTAGCGTATATCCATATGCAGACAATAACACCTATATCTCCTCTGGGACGAGTAATGGCAACCCTGCTATGTTCTTGGGCTCTGATGAAATTGCTGCCGCCACTGAAGACCCTAGTGCCGCCACCATAAGCGCGTCTACTGACTGGTGGGGCATCACAATGGCTGTTCAACCAGCCGCAGGTGGCGCACCCACATTATCACTACCAACTGAAGCAAGCATAACTTCAACTACAGTAACAGTTGGATGTACTTCTGATGATGCTACTGGGACTTTATATTACTACATATCTACCAGTGGCACAGCACCAAGCGCATCTGATCTTAAAGATGGAACAAGCTCTGTTAAGTTTGGCAATACGGCTAGTGTAACGGCGGGGCTTAACACATTTGCTGTTACTGGGTTGACTGCGGAGACAACGTATTACACTTACTTCATTCAAAACGATGGAGCTTCTGATTCTAATATCTTAGAGTCTGGATCGTGGGCAACCGTTGGAACTACTATCACAGGCCCAGCTACTATAGTTGAGGGCACAGCAGACACAGCAGATGGTACTGGTCTTACAGTTATAAACGCACTAACCATTCAGATCAATGACGACTCGTATTCGATTGAACAAACAATGGGTACGCAAACAGAAACAACCATAGCGTTCACGCCTGAGTCTGGGGTTAATGATTGTGTAGCAGGAACACCAGCAGCAGGGGTTCCGTTAGAACCTACAATCACAGCAGCAGGAATAACTGCTTATCAATTAGAAATAAAGGTTGAAGAATAGTGGGTGACGTAATAGTAAATTCAGCTACGATAACCTTAAAGGATCATGGTGGTGGCGTGTATGGGAGCGCCAACCCCTCCGTTGCTTTAGATACGCCTGATCTTGTGCTTGATGGTTTTGAGACAGGTGATTTAACAGCGCCCAATTCTGGGGATGGCGTAAACACCATCGGGTTTAGCTGGGACTCGACTAACGGGACATCCATAGCTAACAAGACCACAGTTATCTATAACTTTAGCGGGGTTGTTAGCATTCCCTTGGTTAACCCAGACCCTGACGATTGGGATCCACAAACTGGGGATAATAGCTTTCGAGTCTACTATGGCCCAGCAGATGATTGGTCTGAGCAGCGATTCGATACAACCACTCCACAAACTTCTTTGTATGTAGGCTACTGGATAATGGTGCCAACGAATTACACAAGGGTTAATGACGGGCCACAGAACAACAATAAGTGGTTCGACATCTTTTGGGGCAACATCGCAGGATGGCCCACAGATTACTCAAACTCAAACCTACCTCGCTTAGAAATGCAGGACATAGCAGGCAGTGCTGGTGCTTGTAATATGCAGATGCAAGTCCGGCAACAAGGCGCAGGCACGATACAAACCAGCAGCTCACACTCTGACTTTATAACAGAGGCAGACGCAGGCAGATGGATGCACTGTATGTACTACCTTGGAGAGTCTAGCGGGACAGACGTAGCAGACGCAGAAGTTAAGTTTTGGCGCAGGTGGGAGGATGATGCCGGTTACACCCTTATATGCTCTCTAGATAGTTTAGTTATACAGAATACAGTTGGCGAAGGTGTCAATGGCTGGTCTGGTGGCTACTTAATGGGCTTTCTAAACGATCCCTTTGTGGATGCGTCAGTTTGGATGATTGATGATTTCAGTTGGTGGTCTACTGACCCCACAAGCGGAGTACTTCCATAATGGCAACACACATAATAGGGACAGGTGGTGATTACACTACATTAGCAGCAGCAGAGGCAGCACTAACGCTACCAGAGGCTGGCGGTACAGTCTATGAGATAACAGGTACGTTGACAGCAGTGCCTACATTTACTGGCGCGAACTACGATAACGGATTAACACTAACTGCTAAAACTGGCGAAGAGTGCGACGGTAAAGGCAATGGTGCTTTTATAGATGCAGATGTAGCTACAACTCTGTACTCTCGCGCATTCACAATTAGTGATCTACGAGTCCGTTCACTAGATGTTTCAAACATTCGGCAAGCAGGTAGCACAGCGGATAAGTGCGTGTTCGGCGAAAACTGTACAACAGATGTACTTGTCCATAACTCACAAACAAAACTAGATTTCACTGATTGTATTATTCAAGATGGTAGCGATGATGGAACATATCAGTCGCAAATAGCGAATAGCGAGACTTTTGTTCAATGCACGTTCGTTGACGCTGCTCGCTATAATGCTATGAGGGTTCACTGTACCGACTGCTTAAGTATTGGCGCAGGTACAGGTGACTTCTTTGACTTGGCTACAGGCTCAGACTATAACGCATCAGAAGATGCTACAGCGACAAATACTAACTCTATCACTGGCAGGTCAACAACAGACCTTGAGGACTATGCTGGTGGCAATTACAACCTTGCTAGTGGTTCCTCACTGAACACGTCTGGCAGTGGTGGTGGTAGGATAGGGGCGTTTATTTCAGCGACAGCATCAGCACCAGTCTTATCCCTCCCAACAGAAGCGTCAATCACCTCAACCACAGTAACCGTAGGCGCAACTACAGACGACGACACCGGAACGCTTTACTACTACATTTCTACCAGCGCATCTGCTCCCAGTGCAGCTAACCTAAAGTCTGGATCTGGAGCGGTTAAGTACGGCAGCGATGCAAGCCTTAGTGTTGGAGCGAACACCTTCGCAGTAACGGGCTTAACATCTGCGGTAACCTACTACACGTATTTTGTGCAGAATGACGGGGCTAGTGACTCTAACATACTTGAATCAGGTAGCTGGGTTACTGAGGGTGTTGTTGCTAACATACAGTTTGATCCTGAAACAACACATGATGTTATTCAGGCAATGACAACGGGTGATGATGCAGCAAATACTACTGATGGCGAAAGTATATTTGCGAGTACAATACTGACAGTAGAAGATAACCATATCGCTCATGTTCCAAAGTCCGTCAATGGTATGAACATTACTTGGGCAGCAAACGGTACATTTACAACTGACGCAGATCAAACAGAAAATATTACAGCTTCATACTGGGCACCATCAACTGGTAATTGGAGCTGCATCACTTTAACGATTGACGATACTGCTGTTAATGTGGCCACAACTGTTACGACATCACCAGCAACCCGATCACGACTTAACTTATATAGACAATAGAGGTAATACCCATGGGACAAGTACAAGACGTAGCGGTACAGTTTCACACCCACCGCGCAGTTGAGTCGTTAACTCGACCATCTAACACAACAGCATATGCAGCAGGGGATGTTATCTCTGCCGTTACGACTAATGATCACTTTACTTTTGCAGGAGCGGTAAGAAACGGAACGAAAAGCAAGCAGCTTGGCGGTGCCTTTGTTACCGCAAGGCTACATAGCTCTTCAGCGGTGGCTACCAGCTTGGACGCAGAGTTATATTTGTTCTCTGCCGACATTGCTGAGGTTGCAGACAATAGTGCATTCGCGCCTACAGATGACGAGATGCTCACCTGTATTGGTGTGATTGATTTCCCTACTGCTGATTGGAAATTCGGAACGCTGAATTCTTTCTGTCAGGTAACTAATTTAGGGATAGCTTTCAAGGCAGCCACCACTACCATTTATGGTCAGCTTGTTGCTAGAAATGCATACGTTCCAACGTCAGCAGAAGTGTTCACCATTGAACTAATAATCTCGCAGGACTAAGGCATGGATAACTTACAGATCACAGACGCACCGAATGAAGATGTGGGGGAACCCATTGACGGCGAAATGACACAGGAGCAAATCGAGCAGCTTGATAAAATCGGTTTGGCACTTGCGGAGTCTAGATCTGAAGCGATCAAGCACCGCGCAGCTTCTGGTATTGAGCAGGACTGGGTTGAGGATAGAGAACACTACGAAGGTATTGATGAAGCCAATCGATCTGAGATTGGGTCTGGCGATACCAAGCCCGTAGGCAGGATTGCAGCAGGCACTGATGATGAGTCAGGGTCAACTGTATTCTTTAATATCACTCGCCCTTATTGTGACACAGCAACAGCCCGCTTAGGTGATATGTTATTACCTACAGACGATATAGGCTGGTCATGTGATCCAACCCCTATTCCTGATCTGGTTAATATGGCTGGTGGTAAAATACCTCGCCGCATAGAAAGGCAGATAAAAGAGCAGGTGCCTGACGAAGAAGAAGCAGCGGCAGTCATGCAGCAGGTTATCGAGCAAGAGAAGGACATTCTTGATGAGGCAAAGACAGCGGCAGAGAGAGCATCGAAGCGTATTGAGGATTGGCATGTAGAGTGTCAGTACAACGCAGAGATGCGTATCGTAATTGATGATGCTGGGCAGATAGGAACGGGAGTAATGAAAGGCCCGATTCCTGAAAACAAAAAGCGTATGGCTTATGTGGGTGGTGAGATAATAGAGCAGGAAGAGCTTCAGCCTGTATCCAGAAGGGTCTCTGCTCATAACTGTTATCCAAACGCCTCTTGTGGCAATGACATTCAGGACGGGAACGACCACTGGGAGAAGGACGATATCTCCGAGAAGCAGCTACAAAACCTAATCGATCAGGACGGCTACATTGAATCCCAGATTAGAGCCTGCTTAAAAGAGGGTCCATTCCAAGCTACTGAGATTCAGAACGAACTCGATGACGGTGATCAGTTTGGATTGACACGAAGAGACAAGACCAACCTGTACCAAATTTGGTACTACTATGGCCGATTAAAGAAAGAGATTCTAGAGTCTGCCGGTATGGATCTTGATGTGGATGAGGATGACTTCCCCAACATCGACGTACATTTAGTCATGGTTAACAACAGGGTAATTCGTGGGGCACCCAATGCAACAGCCAACGGTGATTTCCCGTATGACTACATGGTATGGCAGTCACGCATAGGAAGCCCATTTGGGATAGGAATAGCCCGTCAAATACGAGTGCCACAGCGAATTATCAATGGCGCTGGGCGAAACCTAATGGATAACGCAGGACTCGCTGGCGGGCCTATGTGGGCCTTTAATCAGGGTATACTAGAGCCTATAGATGGAACCTATGAGATAGCACCAAGGAAAGGATGGTTTATCAGTGAGGATGCAGAGAACGTCACCGACATCAAACACGCCTTTAGTTTCTTTGGTATGGACATGATGCAAGATGATCTACAGGCAATCATTAACTTAGGGATGCAGTTTGCTGAACATATCTCTGGACTACCTAGTTTATTGCAAGGACAGCAACAAGAGCACAAGGAAACATTAGGCGGCCAGCAGATGCGCCGAAATGATGGGTCCACAGTTCTACGCAGAATCGTCAGGCAGTTCGATGACAAGATAACAATCCCTCATATTAATAGATATTACAAATACATCCTGATGTACGGAGAGGAGGATGAGAAGGGTGACTTCACTATCTTCGCTCGCGGATCCTCTGCCTTGCTTGAGCGGGATCTACAGAACGAATCCATTATGGAGATGGGACAGTATGTCGGCAATCCGATCTTTAAGAAAGATCCTGCCAAGTGGATCGATGAGCTACTGAAGTCTCAGCGGCTGGATCCAAAGAACTTCAATTACGATGATGAAGAGTGGCAGCAGTTGGTCGAACAGCTCAGCGCACCACCACCAGATTCTTCTGTTGAGGTTGCTAACATTAAGGCCCAGACCACCCAGATGCAGATCCAATCCAAAGCGGCTACCGATACTGCGATTATGCAGAACGATAACCAGCAGAAGGATGCTGATAGAATGCTTCAGTTAGAGAAGATGACCTCTGATGCAGAGCTACAATTGATCGCACTACAGGGTCAGTTGGCCGGCAGCAAGGACGTTAATATGGATAGCATCAAAGCCAAGCTTACTGAGACTATACTGACACTCAAGGCGCAAGTAGCCATGAATGACTCAGATGTAGCCACACCAGTAGCAGAGCCTGATGGAAGGGCACCAGATGGTGAGAGCTTCGAGAAGTAAGCTATGGTACAATGGGGCGTGCAGTGAGTGACTCCCCGCACAAGCTGTATACTAAAGCCCCTTAATTGGGGCTTTTTTTATGGTATAATATGCCATGCGAATAGACTGGAATACAGTTGGTTTTTATTTTGTTTTAACGGCTATCATCCTGAATGCCGTCCTTCCTATTGTGATGGATTAGCTTTGTCGTAGTTCTTATTAAATCTATCCACGATAACCTCTATCCTTTTCTCGAATCGCTCTATCCTTTTCTCTTTTATCTTGTCAGACAGATTACGAAGCTCAACCTCTTTGATTTGCTTCCGCAGATTACGAAGTTGTTTCTCGGCAGTCTTTAGGCGAGAGGCTTGTCTGAGCTGCCCAGAATATTCCTTCCTGAACTTGATCTTCTCTTTGCCCCTTAGCGTAGCTGACTCAGCAGTTAATTGCTTTATCTCGTCGGCCCTGTCATAGAACCTAGACTGGTCGCCATACTGCGCCACCTTGCCACTGATTTTGCGGTAGAAAGGCTTCTCCCTATCTTCAATCTCTTCACCAAGAATTGTCTTCTCAGCGTACCCAGCAGACAGTGATGCGAACTTACCTGCACCACCCGTAACAAAGCTGAACAAATGATCAAGCGTATCTGGGGATACATCAATGAATCCTTTTCTGAATGCGGATCCTCCAGTTGCTTCGTTTACAAAACTTGATACCGCCTCCCAGTGAGGTTTGGCGTTCTTCTTCGCTAGTGCGCTATCTGGCAACTGAACTCCGAATGCAAAGTTTTCTTTGAATATCGATCCTCCGTAGAAGTTTTCATTAACAGCTAGTTGAGCGAATGGCTTGCCTACGGTTGGGGTAGCAGTTTTGATTGCCATCTTAGCCGCATCATCAGACGATTCAAATCCTAACGGAGAGAACGATCCAAGAATACTCATTGCGACATGAGTGCCTAGCTCACCATACCCGCGATAAGAACTATTTTTCGCAGCCTCTGCTGTATCACCCAGCACATAGAATATATTAAATCCGTATGGAAGCGGGATAGTCCAGTAGTCAGCAGGATCATCGCTACCACCAAAGACGGACTTCATTATAACTATGTTTCTTTCACGAACATGGTTAGGAACTTTGTCATACCAGCTCACACCATCATCATCATCATCAGATGCCATTCGATTAATCGTCGCCAGCACATACGCAGCGGCCACAATACCAGCAGAAAATGCCTGCACTTTCTTGGACTTCATTGCGCGAAGGAGAACAGCACTACCTTGAATAGATGCGTTAGAGAACATATAAAGAGAATTCATTACTGCACCAACCTCACCCTTGCGGTTGAAGTTAACCGTTAGGTTCTTGGCTAATGATGCGGCCTTCTTTCTGGTTAGGCCAGCTTCAATCCCATGACGGTACACAGATAATCTAACTGCGTTCTCGACTGCGGTATTAGCATTCTCTACAAAGTCTTTGACGCCATCTTTAAAAACACGAAGATTACTTATAACCGACTTCCCTGTCTCAATAGATCCTGCTTTGGCTGTGGCTCTCCCAGTGGCTAAGTCTTTTATATTACTGATCACCTGCCCACTTCTGGCCATGGATACCATGGCGTTTAACTCACTCGCTTGCTGGTCTATTTCTTTCATATCAAACCAGCCGGTCTTGGCACCATCTTCTCTGAATTGGTCAAACGACTGCTGCCATTCTAAAGCAGATCCAGTTAATTCCTTTCCTCTCAATGAGGCGTGTATAGCTCTCATCGCAGAAGGAATATCCTTCAGCATCTTGCCCACTAACTTCTTACCTTGCGCCCTTCCTCCGCGCAGATCCTGTTCTCCCATTAAAGCAAACACCGCAGTCTGTACGTCACGCGCCACGTTCGATACTAAGAACTCAGGGTTGTACGATGTACTCATGGCAGATAGGTATCGAGTCATAGTTCCCAATGTCTGGGTGAATATGTTCATTGGCTCTGGACCCATGTTCTGCATGGCACGATTTAATCGCTGATCCTTAATGTGAATGAAGTAAGTTTTGCCGTCCTTCTTGGTGGCGTAGTATTTTTTAGACCCATCATCATTCTTGGCATCCAGCATATTCTCACTAACTTCATCTACCTCACCTTTAACCCAGCCTCTGGTCTTGGCAGGATTATCGTCAGAGAAAACCTCCCAGTACTCAGGGTTTGGATTATTCTCAACCATCTTGAGGAATACGTTACCAACATCATTTTTGCGTGAGCGTATAATCGTTTCGGTGATATCCTTGATAGCGTGAAGCGTAGGAGATTCAGCAGTGCTTCTGCGGCCCATAGCCTTTAAGGATTCTTTGCCACGAATATCGAAGCCCTTACCAATATTTCCACCAGTACTGCTTTCTTCATTTGTAGCAAGCCCCTTTAATGGGACGTAATTCTTATACGCTCCTTCCCACGCATCTGTGATTTCGTTAGCCTGCAAGCCATCCCTCATGAGCTGACGCTTGTATTCAAGCATTCCATAAACATGGTCAGCCAACTCATTGAGCTGCGCTCGCTTAGAAGGAGTCACCATATTGAGAACCCGCTCTGCCTCCATGTCAGTCATACCAGAGCCGCCATCAGGCATCTCTCGATTAATCTTTCTTATGTGGGCGTTACGCTCTTTAGCGTGATTGGCAATCAACCACTCATCCAGTTCCTCTCTTTCGACTTCGTATTTTGCCAGCCCTTCTGCTAACGGTTTGATTGAGCCTTCAGATAATACTCGAAGATCCTCTTCTGTCTTTCCGTAGAAAGCCTCTTCTGCCAAGTAAGTATTCTCAACCTCTGGAAGATCACCCCTTACTTTTTCGATTTCCTTTTGAGTCATCAACACAGGCCTAAACTTATCTTGGAATGTGCGGATAGCTGCACCAGTTAGTTTTTCTACTGGAGCATCGAAGCCATGTTCATCATCCAAGCTAAACAGAATATTATCGCTCTCTGTTTCTGTTGGATCAAAGGCTGCATTGACTGAGCGTATGTTTTTTGGGTCGAAGACAGCGACATCTTCTATCTCAGGATTCTGCTGCATAAAATCATTAACGTCAGTGTAACCTGTCACCTCTCCAATGCTATCACTGTACATATCTAAAGAAGTATAGGTGCCCGCCTTTTCTGCCGCATCCTTATAGGCTCTATTTAAGATTTCATCGTATTGAGTCTCAAGCTCCTTCACTGTATCTTGAGCCGGTTCCAGCGTCTGAGCGAGTTGGGCAATTTCTTCCTTTGTGACAGACCCAATATTATGAACAATCTTGTCTGTTATTTTTTCTACATCTCGTTGAGCGTTATTGAATTTACGGATCGTTAGCTTATCCTGAGTGGATAATACAAGATTACGATCATTCACAGGGACGGCATTTTCAGACCAAGACATCGTTATCTTTTCACCAGTAGATGTTTCATAGCTGAACTCACCAGTATCTCTTAGGCTTTTTTCCACCTCTTCTCGCGTGAATGAGTCGCGACCCCGAACGGCGTGATCATATCCCATCTCTAGCAGATGCTCCCGCACCTCAGTTCCCCCGCTCACTTGCCTAGCAACCTCCCGCCACACTTTATGTGGTGCGGCCTTTCCTAGCCGCAAATAAACTGGTGTAATTGTATTGCCGTCTATACCATCGCGATATGCAGCTTGCACGCTTGGAGCTATACCGAACCAGTGGCCATTGAATGGCCTATCAGGGTCAGACGCAGGGAGGCGGTCATTATCAAATCCAGCACCTTCTATGCCGCCAGTGTTCGCATGATAATAGACCGTACTGGTATCAAAGCCCTGCTCCTCAGCCCTAGCCATTCTAGATGCTTTATCCATTGGTAGGTCTTTGTCTAGGCTGAATTGTTTTTCGGCCTGCCGTTGTTCGTCATTAACGGCCTCAATGGTTACAGCATTCTCATCCCATATGACGTAGTTGTGTGTGCCCTCGCCCTCTGTGCGACTTTGATTATCTAAATAGCGGAGTCCTTTGATGCCCAAGTCACCTAGAAATAAACTGGCTCCTCTTTCTTCTTTGGTGGTTGATATTGATAGGTTGCCTTTCGCAACCCCTTCGTACAAGCTCTTCCCGTCCATGTTCCAGAACGCAGATTCCTGTTCATTGATCCAGTCTTGCGCTCCCTGCTTGGCAATCTTGGCAGACCCTATGAATTCCAACCTTACTTTTTTACCGTCGCGAGTAACATCGACTGCAAATGTTGGACCGCCATCATAATCAAGGAATTTCTTCCTTAGTCTTTCTGGGGCATCAGAGTACTTGTCATACGGGTACGGCTCTCCGGCCTTGCCTATTTTGGAGGCACGCAGTCTCTCTGGGAGAAGTTTGTTTAGCTTACTTACATTCTTTTGTATGGCGCTCTTGACCATCTCAGGTTGCTGACTAAGCTTCTTATCCCAATCCAACAGCTCGTTATCTTCTGGTATGTCTACTTGGTAGAGTTGGCCATGCGCTTTAATTGTAACCGAATCAACATCAAAGTCCTTAAGCTTGCTCATCCCCTTTGCCTTAAACTCAGCGTTAGTAACCCTAAATGCGTCACCCACAATCTCAGTTAGCACCTCATCCCATGTAGTAGAGCCGTCTTGAATAGCACTCATCACCAATGGATCACGCTTGATGTGTGCGACTTCTCTTGCTATAAATTCTTCAGGGGTTTTCGGGAATCCCATTTTATCCCCGTTGAGATAAATATCGTAACTTCCTTCGCTTAACTTATCCCGATACCATTCAGCAATATTCTTCCTGCCAGCAAAGTACATTCCCCAGCCATAGGCTTGAGCGCCTTCACCAGATCCCATCGCATCCAAACTAAATTTGTCAAACACATGAGGTGTGCCGTGGTAAGCAGTCATCCACTCAGGAATAAGCGACCCTATGCCAGCCTCTTGTGGGCCTGCCAAGAACTCTTCAGATCGAGATAGGATAAGATCAATGTTCGTCATACTGATTGGATTAAAGCCCAAGGCGCGTAATGCATTCTTGAGCATCTCGCGTACCTTACGCATGAACGATCCAACCACTCCATCCTTTGCTCTCTGCTCAGCAGCAATGGCAATGAACTCTTTGATTAATGTCTCTCTGGATGCGTTTGGATTTCTCCGTATCGCCTCTGCTCTGATAGCATCGAAATTCTTGCCGCCCTTCTCCCTTAGCGAATCATATAGATCGCCAACAGCAGACCAGTCTTCGATAATATTATTTACACCAACATGACCAATAAGCTCATGAGCAAGAGTGACCTGTGCGTCCTGTGTATTTTCTAGGTGATCAACAACAATGGTTGCTGTGTCGCCTATAGCGAATCCTTTAGGGCGTTTGCCTTTAGGGATTGCAGCTTGGACTGACTCAGGTAATTCGTGAGAATAAAGTATTTCAACTTTCACGCCCAGCTTATCACTAATGTTCTCTAACATAGGAGCAACAGCGGCAACAGCTTGGTCTTTGGTAAACTTAGTTTTAGCCTTACCTTGGAGAGAATTCTCTACTCGTAGTTGTGGCCCTTGTACTGTTTCGGTATCAGGTGTTGTGGGAGCTGCTGTCTCTCTTCCGCTCCCAGATCCTGTACTGACTTCGCCTCTGGGTGTGCCAGTTCCAGATAGTTCTTCAGAGTAACTGGAATCTGGTTTGCTTTCATCCATTGTTCCAACTGATCCGATCCAGTCTGGTTCGTTGATCCCGCCTGCATGTTCATGAATAATACTCCTCGTTTCTTCTAGTGTTGCATCACCTGCCTTGTATTTTTCCCAAGCAGCTTTAGCAAATTCTGTGTTTTTCTTTTGCCCTTTATATCCAGCAGTAAATAAACCTCTCACCGCCTCCCATGTAATGGACTGCATCTGTCTTGGCAATATGCCCCGCTCTGCCGCTGCTCTTCTGTATGCCTCAGCAAAGAAAGGATAGGTTCCACTTAATCCTGCAACAGTAGATCCTGCGCTACCAGTACCACCAAGATTCTGCTCAACTTCTTTTGACTTTCCTGATAGTGGCTGAATTAATCCCGCGCCAACAGCATGAGTGTCTATCGTTACGTCACCATGCTTTCCATTGGGAGAGATGATATTGTTGTAAAAGTTTCTTACCTTGTGAGCGCTACCCATGGATGCACTAATGTTTTCCATGCTTGGATCACGAAGGACTGACACAGCCTTGGTTATTTCACTTAACGATCCCCAGCCGGTAGCTTTACGCTTTCCGACTTTACTTACCGCCCAGTCAAGGAAGTATCCTTCTGGAGATATAATCTTGTGGCCTCTAGGGTGGTGAGCTTCATCATAGGCTCTGATCCATGCTGCTGCCTCAACATTGTTCTCAATATTGGACAGTGACTTGCCTCTAATGTTTCCATGCAGGATCTTGTTAGCGTCAGAATAATAAATCCTATTCGCAGCATCTTCCATCTCAGGAGTCCAGATGGTGTCTTGGTTATTAGTAAATACGTCCAGCACTCTTTCGGCCAAACTTACATTCATAAACCAATCTTTCTGTGGACTCAATGATGCCATTACACCAGCAATAGCTGTGTCCTGAATACCGTATTTCTCTGACCATCTGTCAGCAATGTTTCTAGCACCGTCATACCATAGGTGACTACGCTCTCTTGTATCTGCTGGAACGCGATCATACAACCAAAGAAGATTATCTTTAACGTGATCTATAAAGAATTCAGCCAACGCACTATGGGTTGATCCCTCTGGTGCAGGTCTTGAATTTGAATAGCTAGATACCAGCTCTGCATTTTTACCAAATGATTTAGGCTCGCTCTTAGCTGCCTCTAACCCAACAACTAAGTTTTGCTTTATTGGATCCTCAACTGGCTTCTTGGAAGTAGGATACCTAGTAGAAATACCATCGTCATCTCTGGCTAAACTAAATTGAACCTCTTCCCCTTCTCTTCTAGGAAGATCCTGTGGGCCGTCCTTATTTAACTCAGTTACTTCTGCGTCAGATAATATGCGAACGACTTTCATCTCGCCGCCAATCATCCACTCACCCGTCATGTTAGGGTTTGTTTTGTACTTGTAGTACCCGCCAGTAGGAACCTGATCTGTTATATGGGCGGTACCCACATTCATGGTTCCATCTTTCTTTTTGGTTGCCCGCTTATTAGCTTCTGTCTGCCAGTCAACATCATCACGCATTTGGATCTCTGCCCATACATGATATTGTGGCCGGTAGTCTGGAGCCTTGGCCCCTTTGGATTTGCCGCCAATGTGAGAGGCCACTGGTTTTGTTCCTGCGTGCCACCCACCCCTAACAGCGAGAGGCCCGATAGATGACTTAACTTTACCCTTGTCTGTAAGTGCGCCCATCTCTGCATTCACCCATGTGCCTACTGGGACAGACTGGTTGCTATTAACAAATAGCGGGAACAATTGATTTGGCGATTTCTTTTTGGTCTTGAATAACTTATAAGCAGTGACCGTCTTGCCGGTTTCCTGATCATCGTCAAGACTCCACTCGATAGTCTCACTATCCTTGACACTCTGCTCTGCTTCAGCATTGACTTCTTCTTGTGTCGGCTGGGCTTGCTTGGCACCCTTCAGCTCCATATAAACAACATCAGGCGTTCCGTCAGCCTCTTCCCATCCTTCGGGCTTATACTGCTCATCCCACGTATCTCTGCCCACTTCGACAAAGCCATGCTTGGCATATGACTTGGTAAGGAATCCCTCGAAAGCATCCAGCTTAGTTGCGCCTAATTCAATTGCTTTTGGCATTAGGGTATCGAGCAATCCTTTGACATTGGAATCAGCAGACTTAAAGACAGAAACTAGATCGCCATCGCTCTTGATAGCAAAGCCAATTAATCCATCTGCTGACAGGTAATTGGTCATGTCTGCGTATTCGGCCTCACTGTACTGATGCACTGAGCCGCCATGAGGCAAAGTCTCTTTAGCCTTCCCGATAGCCTTGTGAAATTTAGATGCTGTGACGGGCTTAAATGAGGGCTTAGCAGACTGCCCTCTGGTTGGGGCAATACCACCCGCTTTGGTGATTTGATCTACCGCATTGGTGCGCTCTGTCCTAATCTCTTTGGTAAGGTCGGCAACAGCAGATTCATCAGCTTCGTCTTTGTTATAGCCCTCTTCAATATACATCTTCGACAGATCTTTGGCGCGTGCAGCGTCCTCTGCCGTAATGTTCAGTTTCTTTATGCAAGATGCGAGTGAAGCCATTATTCTATAATCCCAGATAATATAGAGAGTTCAATGATATCAATTATATCAGATTCTTCTAATCGAAGCTCTTCTAGCTGTTTCTCTCTGATTCTGGCAGAACTGCCGCTACCACCCCCAGCTATGGGAGGGGATACTCGAATGGTGTTAGTGAAGAACATGAGCCAAGCTGGACCCATGATTTCGTCGGATTCATAAACGACATCGACGGTCTTGAGCTTATCAACCATTACAAGGATCGATCATCGACAGAGGCCTCAAGACTGGCTCGAAATTCAAGCAATCCACTTAAGTCATCATTAATGGTCAGAGTAAATACGTCCTGAAACTCGCCCTTCAGAATCACTGGCGACTCAAACTTAACGTCGATTACTGCCCAGACATTAGTGCCATCATCATAAGATGAAATTTCTGTTGTCGGATATTGCATAAAATCAAACATCTGTCTAAAGGTTCTTTGCAATACAATACTGCCTCCGCTAGAAATGGTCAGATTGATTCCAACTCCCAACTGGCTTACTCCTAGTAAAGCGTTATAAGCTAGACTGGGCATAGTGCCATCAGTGACAGTGCCATCCATAAGGTCTGCCATAATAAATCTAATTTCAGTCAACCTCCACCATTCATTGTAGGGTGGAGCGGCAGTAAACGCCAGCGGAGTCCCAGAAGTCTCAAGCTGTAAATCATCAAACTTTATTGTGGGTCTGGTGCCACCACTGCGGGTAATGGTTATAACCAGCTCATTGACTACTTCATCAACGATACCCAAGTCTTCAAACGGGATGACAAAGTTTTGTTCTGCAAAGTCACCCGTACTAATATAATTATCTAAAAGAACGGAGTTTCCGACAGGGGTGCTGTTTAAATTAAATTGAATTATGATGGTGTTTCTAGCAGGATTATATGTATCTAAATCCACCTTGCCTGTAAACGCAGTATAGTTACTTAAATCGTAAGCGGCTGAAGAGCCGGCATCGAAAGTAGCCTGATCATTGTTGTTAGCAGAGGTTATGGTAATCTTTCCAGAGTCGGCAAAATTCCATGCCCCTTGGTTGGCTGTGCCTGCCCACACTGGATCGATAGTGTATGCCTCGTTGCCGTTAGGACATACATCATCGTCACAAGTAAGATCAGCAGCTAGTATAGAAGTGATATGGCCATTGCCACCAGAGCTGGTTGCATACATCCCTATAGCACAAGTGGTGTCGAAATTTTGGCCGCCTTCAATAATATGATTCAGCGTGTCTGTATCAGCAGTTCCAGAATCAGCGGCCGTAGTCGTCCCGCCATTATGAATAACGGTGGCAATTGAACCAAACGAAACAGCCTGATTCATATCAACGCCAAGACTATCATTGGCAAAGAAGGTACTGCTGCCCGAATACTCTCTCATCGGATGAGTAGCAACAACTAAGCCCGCATGCTTCTCATCGACAACATGAACGTGGGCCTCGCGTACTTCGCTCTCACCATTAACACCAGTGATCTGTATTTCTAATGACATTAGTTACGCCTACTCAAAATAGAAGAACACAACACCAAAGGCGCGAACATCTGAAGCGGCCGCATACTCTAACTCAATCGCTACAGCTTGGCCCTGACCTAAACGCACAGAATCTTCAAGCCTCATCTCTTCATGGCCATAAGCGCCAGAGATACCAGCAAAGTCGATAACCGAACTCTCAGTTAGTCCTGTCATCGGAGTCGAGTTCGAATCTGTTGTAGTGCAGATAGTAGCGGTGGCAATCTTAGATACGCCGCCTTGGTTCGTCTGCTGGGCTGTGGTGGTGGTTCCACCCACAGGTGTTCCCGTAACTCTGGAGAACTTAAACGCTGAGGAGGCGGCTTCACAGTTACATCCAACAGAGCTGATAACCATGTGCTTGCCATCAGTCTTGTCGTTCTGAATGTAGGCCACATAATCACCGGCCGTCGCGTTAGCGTCATCGTATACCAGCGAGTATGTCTCACTTTCGTCGCGAGAATTATAGTACCTTCTACCATCGTATCGGGAGCTAACATTCAGGCGTCCGTCACTGCCTTGCACTAGCTCCTCTGCTCTCGTTACATCGTTTTCAAACTTAATCTTAGTGGGCATATCTTACTCCAGTTCATCTGCTAATATAGGTGTGCCAGTCATAATTGCTAACTGTGCGTTTGTAATTTTAACTTGATCTATTAAATTTTCCAGCAAACAGACCATATCAACATTACTCATGTCTAGTGATCCATTCGTTATATTGATTGGCGTATAATCACCATCAGAGTCTAATCCAAATAACGTTGTAGGAAAAGGGTTTGTAGTGGATACATCGACAGGCTCAGTGCCTGAAACTGAATAGGATAATTTATATATCGGATAGAATGTATTATCAACTACATCTACCGCCACCTCCACTGCATTCGGTAATCCACTTGGATTTACTTTAATGCTTGAATTACTCATCCCCGTACTCCACGTTCATATCTGCACTTTCAATTCTGTTCTGGCCATTACGCTCAATATTTCCAATGTGGACCGTCTTGATTAATGGCCTATCGCCGGCCGATATATTTATACCCTTGATGGCCTCTATAAGTTGTTGATTTGTATCGATAATTGCATCCATCAGTTCTGTGGAATGGCCGGCCGTTTGCTGCGCTACAGTTGGAGCCGGTTTTGTAGGCGCGACCTCCGCTCTTTTCTTGGTAAGTATGCGGGTATCACCCTCATCCTTTAACCTAGAGTATTCGCTGTTGGATATTCGTCTAGCCACGTAAGCACCTCGCCAGAGCCTTCATTTGATCAATGCGCTCATCAATTTCCTTCATTACAACATCGGCCTTTCTGGACACCATAACGGTTGCCCCGTCCTCTGTCTCGCGATCCTCAGACACCCTTATCTTGTTTAATGCTTTTCCTTTGCCCTCGACTTTAGGTAGAGCTTCTTGGCCCTTGCTTTCCACTCTGCCTTCTTCTTGGCCTTCGCTTCGGACTCCTTTTGCTGCTCCAGTTCCTTCTGTGCCAGTATCTCCTGTAGGTCTTTTTCCATGCTGAAGAAGATCCTTTTCCGTTGATGGCACAGACTCCTTCCCAGCTTCCTGTACATGGGCCTCTCCTACTTCCGCTTGTCCGAGCTGTTCAGTGACTTTAACATCCGCTTGACTGTCTCCTTTTGCCGCTCCTCTCCCTTGGATATCTTGGGATATTCCTGCTGCTTCGCCTTTCGTTGCGAGGTAGATGGGGGTCGATATACGCCCTTCTGCATATTCTTTCTCCAATGCATTTAATAAATTGTCTTCTATATTAGTATACTCTATTTCTTTTAGTGCATCAATAGAAGACTCTTGTGCGTTGTCCTTTCCGTGGTTGTTGTCAAGAACAGATATCTGTACTCTTGGATCGTCCTTATACTCTTCGGCCAATCGGATAACAGTTGCGACTGCATCCTTATGGGTAGATAGGTGTGCGTCCAGAGGAACGACCCTACCAGAACCAAATTCTGCCTCCATCCGTACCGCCCTTGGGAGAGCGCCAACCACTAAGGATTCGACGGGATCTCTGGTGACCATCACGATGTTGGCTTCTTTGCCGGCCGCCAGTGCCTGCTCTATCTTAGCTTTGCCGGTCTTGTACTTGGCCATAGTCGTATCAACGACAGTATGGTACCTATCGGTGCTATCAAACTGCTCCATTGCACTAGTCTTACCGGATCCTGCACCACCAGCAGTAAACATGACAGCTTCGTCTTCACCCTCTTGGGCTGGCTGGGTTAATCTTTCTGTATACAGATCCTTGGTAAATTGACTTGATGTTACGTGAACCGCAGGAGCTAGGGTCCGATCTTCCATATAATGAGCGTTCAGCTCTCTGGCCGTATCGGTATTAACTACCTTGCCGCCTTTGGAGTCTGGAAGCTTATTGTACTGCTCAACAGCTCCCTCAAAGTCAGAGTCAATCTGCTCCTTGAATTGTGAGCCAATCTCTTCGTGGCTAGGTTGATCAGCAGGCTTTTCTTTTGCTACTGGCTCTACCCGCTCCTTGATACCCACATGCTCTCGATAGCCTTCAATGTTATTGGCTACATGCTCTGGTACTCCAGACTCAACCAGTGCCGCACGGTTGTTAACTTGTACAGGATCTTGTACAGGTTCAGCTATCGGTAAGTCAGATTGATCTTGCTCATTCAGAAAGTCGCTGGCTGTTGGGTCTGGTGTTTCTTCGCCAAGGATTGTAGATACTGCTTTATCGGCGTAGGCTGATATCTCATCTACGGTATTAACTTTTTCTAAATCTTTGGTAACGCTCATTGCAGCGTATTCAGGGTTAAAGCTCTTTCTTGCCAACTCTTCAGCAGTTCCCTCAAACTCAGCAATGTCCACCATACGATTCATTTCGTTGGCTAGTTCTTGCCCAGCAGTAGGAGCAGCTATACCTAGCCCACCACCCATGATTGTACCGGCAGCAGTACCCGCAATAGCTGAGTTAAGTGCGTCCTCTGTGGCCTTGCGTGCCTCATCGGCGTGTCTTTGTACTGCAACATTAGATGCGATTGCTTCTGCACCACTCTGCCCGAACTCTTGTGCGCCCTCACCAGCAGCACCTAAGCCTATTGCTCCAGCTCTGGTCTTGGCAACAGCCTTGCCGCCTAACATCTTACCTACAAACATCCCCATTGGGGCGCTCATTATAAATGTAGTTAGGGCGGTAATCGCACCAGCTTCACCGCCAGCAGCTTTGGCCACTTGCTCTCTGGCCCGCGCTGGATCTTTTGTTCCAAGTAAGGCAGCTTGGTATTCTGGGTGGGCAGCCAATTTCTCAAATGACATTGCCATGACTTCTTCTTCGGTGGCCAGTCCAGTTGAACTTGCCCCTACCAAAGCCTCACCAGATCCCATACCTAACACACCGGCAATCATTGGGGTTATCTTAGGTACCAATTGAAGACCCTTAGCTATACCTAATCCCGCTCCCATTCCAGCAGCGGTACCTAGTAATGAATTGGCTAACGATAATCCTACGGTGTCCCAAGTTGCATCACCAAGATGATATTCTCCATCCTTGTCTTGGGTGACGAACTTCTTGCTCATCTCTGCTCTGGCCTCGTCGGTCAATCCGCTCTGCCATTGCTCTAATGATTCTTTACTGACCTCACGAAGATACCCGCCAATGGTATCCATTCCAGCCTTTTCCATAAGCCAGCCCAGACCACCAGTAACAGCGGGGCCACCAGCCATAAGCGCTCGCCCATAATCCTCAAAGGTTGGGCCTGTGTCTTCTTGTTCAGTGGACAAGTTGGGCGCAGTATGGGCTACTTGTGCAGTGGACAAGTCATCATCGCCAGCAAAGAAGTCTATCTCGGTTTCTTGTGATACTGGATTGAGATCTTCGTCGTTGGCAAAGAAGTCTATACCTGTGTCACCCACTGGATTAAGGTCTTCGTCATTGGCAAAAAAATCTATGCCCTCAAACTCATCATTCATTTCTTATTTGCCTTGTAATCGAGATACCACATCTTCGCGAGAAAGATTATATCTAGTCATCATCCTCGTTATGTCTGACTCTCTTATGTCCTGACTTCCATATTTGACTGAAGATTTAAACAAGACAGGGCCGCCGCCTTTGAGTTTCTCTTTCTTTGGCTTGGCCTTTGGCTTAGCCTCTCTTAACTTCTTGTCGGCAGCAGCCTCTATCTTGAGGTCGGCTAACACATCAGCTCTTACTTCCTGTATGTTCTTTTCTGTTTCTCCGTCTGCCTTAAATCCACCTGTTCCATTAGCGACCATGGTTTCTGCCATCTTGAGCGCCTGCCTAGACATCTCTTTTGGAGAGGTAGGAAACGGCTCCATAACACCAGTATCGTGATTAAATATCCCCTGACTAGCAATAATTTCCAACCCAGTCTTTTTGGCGTTATACCTAATATTAGCAGTATCCTTTGCGCTCTCTCTTCGAGATGTGTCAGACGCTTTAGATCTAGCTGTGTGAGCCGCTTCTTTCTTCACGCTCTCTTTACTGGTAAACATCTGCCCAGCTTCACGCTCTTTGGTTCTGAACTCCTGATTAGCCTTAGTTTCTTGGGCGCGAACTTTAGCCAACGCTGCGTCACGCTTTGCTAGAGTCTCAGCTTTGATTTGTTCTAACAGCAGATTCTTGCCTGTCTCAGCAGCTCCACCTATTGCGTCACGTAGAATACCCATAGTTACTGTCCAACTGTTTGATTGATAATGCTTGGCAATTCCTGTTGAGGTTGTGCCGGTGCTTGCATTTGTGGAGCCTGTGGAGCAGCTTGTTCTGTTGGATCCCCATCACCAGCGGCAGCACCCTGCTCAGATACTATTCCCTGTATCTCGTCTTCTCCCATTCCTTCGGATAATCCCTGAATATCTGCTGGATCAATTTCATACTGATCAGACAGCTCCATCATCAGGTACTGACTTGCTTTCGTTAATGTGGGTTGGTCGACTTGAATAACTCCAGCCTCTTTACCAAACTCTGCAATCTCTAACATGATATCACCGGCCGCCTTAACAATAACCACTTCTGGTATGGTGCCGCCAGATTTCTCATCTAACTGACCAAATACCTGAGAGGTTGTCTGGGCTAACGCTTTTGCTGGCTCGCCATCACTTAGCTGATTTAATATCTTCGGTGTCAGCTTTGGATCCGACAGCACTTCGATCCCAGCCATTACTGTTCGATCAAACGCTTCCTGCTCTTCAGGTGTTGCTGGTACCTCACCGGCAGGCATTTGCTGTTCCTGCATGGGAGCTTGTGGAGCCTGCTGTGGTGTCGCTTGCTGTGGAGCGCCATTCAATATTGATTCGTTCATATTAACCTCTTGAATTCAGGATTGGACTTCTGAAATTGCTTAAGCCCAGATCTATGCTGCCACCAGCAAGCATCGCATCCTCTTCTCTTTTGCGCTGTTTTTCTGCCTGTTTTCTCGCCTCTTCTCCCTGAACTGCACTTGATATAGCACTAAGCCCCATAGCGGTGAGTGACTTGTTGTCCTTTGCGAATTCTAGCGCCTTGGTGCCGTACTTCTTAGCGCCCTCCATTGCAGTGTTTAATATGCCAGTCCCTTGCTGTGCCCCAGCTTCTGCTATCCCATGAGCGATGGAAGGATTGACCATGTTGGCAGTAGATGCAGCTTGGCCAGCAGATAGGCCATGAGTGACAGCAGGACTAACTAGATTACCAGCACCCACTCCAGCAGCAGCAGTTCCGCTTTGTACAGCAGCAACCTCAGCGGCAGTTTGCCCAGTTGCAGCAACAGCAGCATCCGCGAGACCGCCTCCTGCCGCCCCAGCTCCTTGTGCAGCACCTTGAACGAAAGCCCCGTTTATCGAGGCGAATGGGGATTGCCATGCACCAAACGCAGCACCGCCCAAGTAAACAGCAGCCGCAAACATAAGCACCTTGCCGATAGTTGATTTCCTAATCGACCTAAAGCCGGTACGAATACCCTTGGCAATTTTCTTAATGCCTTTTTTAACTGCCTTAACTATCTTACTCATAACGGTTTACCTTAGTTCCATGTATACGGGTAGAGCCTCACTTAGCCCTAGTCGCCTTAGTAATTTTCCTATTCTTGGGTCAGCATTACACTCTAATGTGAAGCAAATCATCTTAATGACTCTTCGCCCTCTGGCCCATCCTAAAAACTCTCTAATCAATTTAATTCCAGCTCCACTCTTTCTTGTGTAGAACTGGACTACTGTTGCCTGCTTTCTTTCGTAGAACATCATATCGTGAACTAGCGCACTTACAGCAGCAACCACCTCACCATCTTCCTCAGCTACCCAACAAAAATTAGTGGCAGCAGAAACACATTCTATTGCCATCTTCTCGACCTTCTCTGGACTGATTACCAGATTAGGGTATGGGTCATTCATTAACGCCTCTAACCCTAACGATGTAATCGCAGGTATGTCAGATGGTGTTGCCGGCCTAATTGTTACCATATATACCTTTAGTCGAAGTTCAAGAAGTCAATCGATGTATTAATAATTCCATTCTGCAGGGCAAGAGCGTTTTCCATAAGAATGAGAGATTGATCAACTAGACCTTGCTTGGCTGCGGGACTACCCTTCGGATTACTTAATATGTCAGCAACCTGCTGTGAGTAACTAGCGTAAATATTAGCAGCATTCGTAGACTCATTAAGGATCTTCTGGTACTCGCCTTGAATCCTAGTAATTACAACCCTGCCCTCTTGAGACAAGTTCTCCATCAAGAATGCCTGAGTATTAGCTCGCTCATCCTTCTGGATATCAAACTGGTTCAGTCTGTTGTCGCGTTCTTCCTGAGTCAAGTTGGCAAGCTCTTGAGCAGTCATGCCGTATTCTTGCAGCTTAGCATCCCTGTCTTCTTGGAATCCGTTCAGTCTGGCATCTCGCTCAGCCTGAGTCATTGACTGAATTTCTTGGTTAGTTAAGCCGAAGTTCTGAAGTCTCTGGTCTCTATCCGCTTGGAAGTCATTCAAACGATAATCTTTCTCAGTATCGTTCATGTTTGCAATTTCTTGGGTTGTTAGTCCATATCCTTGCAAGGTTGCATCGCGATCAGCCTGAAGGCCGGCCAAGCGTTCATCGCGCTCCTGCTCGTTCATCGCGTCAATATCTTTGTTCGTTAGACCGAAACCCTGTAGCAAATAATCTCTGCTCTGTTGAATATCTCCAGCAGCGCCAAGTTGATCAAGGCTTTGTTGGCCTGTTAGTAGCTGACGATCATATGCGTTTTGATCAGAAAGCTTTTGTAGATTATATGTATTCCGTGCATCTTGGTTGGCCCTGAGTACGGCTAACTGCTGCTCAGCACCGGCACCGGCAATGGGCAAGGCATAGTCATAACGCGCCCGCTCAGCATCACCAACAGCCATAGATGTATTTAGTAATCCCTTGGTGTTAGCTTGTTGCTTGGCTCTGGTCTGCTCACTGAGAATTCCAGCGCTATTACCATCAATTATCCTCTGGACCCTAGCTTCTATCGTATCCTCGGCACCCAGCGAAATATCTTGTGGGGTGTAGCCGCCGCCATTTGGTGCGCCCTCGATACTATAACCAGTGTTCTGGCCGTAGGATGGGGTTGTATCCTGTTGCGTTGCCTGTGCTTTATCGTAATCCTTTTGGCGCATAGCGTTGCCGCTACCATCAATAAGATGTGGATTCGCCTCCCTCCATGCAGCAGAGTTAAATATGTTTTCGCCGGTTGGCTTATTATATCCCAGTTGATCCACGTTCTCTGTCAATCCAGAGGTGTTTCCTGACAAGTTTGTGAACTGCCCATTACCTGCGGTCGCTATGCCATCATTACCGTAGGTATTTAAAATACCGCCGTTATTGGGTGGTGGTGGTGGTGGTGGTGGCGCTCCCGCAGGCACAGCGTTCTTGAGTGCTTCAGCGTTCTGCTGATCTAGTACGCGCTGAGCCATTGGAGTCTTATTAGACTTCTTGGTCGGCGTATAAATATCTGAGGTATACTTACCCATTTTTAACTCCAA